CATACTTTCAATAAAATATTTTCTAAAGTATTACTAAACTTAGAATATAAACATCTATCCAATTTTATTCTATTTAACGAAACCTTGATTTTATCATGTTTATCCAATAACATTTCACAAATTGAATTACAAAATTTATCATTAGTTAAATAGCTTTCACAAAATTTACAAGTCGTATTTGATTGTTTATTATCAACACGAGTTTCTTGTTTATTTGCTAATAACATTTTGTTAATTTCAGATAAAACATCTTCAAAAGTTATTTGTTTTTTAATTGTCATATTATTAAGGAATTCTAGTATGTGTATTGCTGATTGTTCAATTTCTTGTGTGTGGACATTTTGTTTATTATCGAATATGGTGACATCTTTTTGTGATGTAATACCTAGTTGAATAATTATGTTTTGAGCTTGTTCTAATATTTCTGTGTTTTTAGAGTATGATAGTATTGTATCTGCTGCATCAGCTCTTGCATTGTAATCTCTGGTAGTATCCTCTGCAATATTCAACATAATATGTTGAATTGTTAAACTAAGATTAATATTATTTTCACAATAAAATTGTAATAAATATTGACCAGACAAAATTGTATAATTAACATTATTGTCATTTATTAAAAAATTAAATTGTAGATTGTAAACTAAATCGTCCCAAAATATAGGTTTGTTTATTTCCGTTTTGTATAGATATCTTATATCAGAATAACTAACATTAGATAAAATCTTTCTAAAAAGTCGTTTTCTCTTTTGGTACAATACATTAAATGTAAAAGATTTATCAAACAAATTATTTATGATGTCTTTGTGTTTATCGTAAATAATCATAAAAAAGTTTTTATCTTGGTTTTCGATCATATTTTCTATCATTTGATTTAATATAAACTTTTCTATTGATAGTATTGTTTTGTATCTAAACTCTGAATCCATTGTTAAATCATTGATAAAATTTATAAAATATTTTTTTGCATTTTCTCTGTAACATTCATTTTTATATAGAGTAACAATAGCATCTACTTTACAAGATGATGAAATTATATTATCGAAGTCGCTACATACTATGTCTAATGCATTGTATTCGTTATTATAGTCTACCAAAATATTAGCACATTTCAGTTTCAACATTGAAGATAAATTGCTGTTTTTACATATCAGTATTAAAGTGGATTTAATTACGGAGGATTCGCTCATCATGTACATACCTTCTTGAGTGCACAGCAATTCAAATGTTGAATCATCTTTGTATAGTTTAAAAAACTCGTCTAAGTATCGTATTCTCGTGTTAGTAGGAATAGATAAATCTAATATAAGTCGAGATAAGTTTTGTTGAGTTAATTCTATTATTTCTTGTTCACTTTCACTATCACTAGATGTGTCATGTAACATTATACTTTCAATTGATGTTTTCATTTTATCTAATTATGAATATTTATAAATAGAAATTAACATTGTTTGTATAATTTAAAAAGGTGTTACTTATATATTATACAAACAATCATGTCAAAAATTGTACCGCTTAAAAATATACCTAAAAATAAATCAACAGATAAGGCTACAGAAACTAATAAAATAATTGTGCCAATCAAAACTTTTCCCAAACAAAAAACAAGAGAAATTAATCAATTAATAATACCGAAAAAACCACAAAGCTGTGTTACCAGAAAAAAATGGCATAACCATTATCAACACATATTAATCGATATTTATTATATAATTGAATCGGTTATAAAAGAATATTTTCCAGAAGTTGGTATGGATAAAACAAGAATATTTCATAATTTATCAAAATTGCTCTATAGTCATTCGTCGAAATACATTGATAGTTTAATTAAAGAATAAAATTATATAACTATAATGAAATGAGTTCGTATACATATAATGCAATTAAACAGTTTAATTCCGTTGAAACGAATGGAATAATAGGAGAAGTAGACACCCCATCAGAATCACATTCTGATGTTGAAAGGGAAAAGACACCAGAAGAGTTATTTTTTGAACACAATAAAAAAATAGTAAATGCTAGTTTATTGATAAATTACAAAATAAAGGAATATCTAAGTAGTAATGGTTATTCTAACATTTGTGAATATTTAACACTAGATCCTATAATAAATTTTGTAACATGGATAGTTGAATAAATATATTTAGATTATTTAAATATATTTATTGAAAAACATTTTTTACAACACCAACAACTTTTATATTTCCTTCTGTAAATAAAATTTTTGTGTTTGGTTTCATAAATTCTGATCTAAACTTAAACTTAAATCTAACATTTGCTTTATCACCAGTTCTCAGTATATTGTCATCGTTATCAGTAGTTTTTCTATAATTGATTTTGTTTGAAATATCTATGATTTTTGCTATTTGTCTAATAGAACCTGTGTGTAAGACAGGTTCGTAACCAACTCTAATAGTTGTATGATTCGATTTTAAAATCAAAATTTCAGCATCAAACTCTGTAACACAAACAGGTGGTCCATTAATAATAACTTGTCCTTTCCGTAATTCATTTCTTTGTATTTTTTTGATAGAAAAGCAAGCATATTTATCACAACTAATTTTGTCAACCAACATTTTTTTATCGTGTATACTTTTGATAGTAATAGGTTTGTATTTTCCCATTATGGGACCTAATAATAGTTTATCACCAGTTTTTATAGTACCAGATGTGATGTTACCACCTACCACAATTCCTACTCCTTTTACATTAAATATGGTGTCTATGTAAAATTCTACATTATCATCTTTCGATTTGTTTTGTTTTTTTTGTAATAAATTTAAGAAATGTTTGAGATTGTCTAAACCAATCCCAGTTACATTTGATATTTTAAAAATAGGTACAATGCTTTCGCTGTGTATGTTTTTGCTAGCAACAAGTACATCATCAAATTTGTTTACATTATAAGGAATTCTTCTAACACCTGGTAATTTAAGTAACTTATTAATTTTTTCTGTTGTTTCTTTCAATACATTTTTTCTTGTCCCACATAAATCCATTTTTGTAACGACTATACAAAATGGAATATTCATAGTTATACACAAAAAAATGTGCTCTCGAGTCATTCTTGAAAGTCCCATATTACCTCCTATCATTACTAAACAAACATCAGGTAAAGTTGAAGTTAGACCACGAATAGTGGTTTTAAAATATTTTTTGTGACCGCACAAGTCAAAAAATGATACGATTTTTTTACTAGTTTTAACAATGTCTTCCCAAGACATTTTTTTACTAAAATCATTGTAGTTTATTATATTACCATCGATATCAAAGCCTAATATACTTTGACTTACAGAACTAGTTCTTCCACTATTTACTTCATGTTGATGATTGAATACTTTTAATCTATTTAGACCTCTACCATCATCTAACCGATCAGAAATAAGAGTACCTATTGTACTGCTTTTACCAGAATCTACATTACCTGCAACTGCAACTTTTATATCAATGTAATTGGAAATATTATTTTCTCGTATTAAAATTTCGTATACAAACTTATTGTTTTTCTCTGTTTTCGATAGTAATTTTACTACATAATTATTTTTGTCAGCACAAGACTTTAAAGTCATTATAGTTTTTGTATATTCGTCTTTTGTAATTCCTACCATTTCTCCGTCATCCATTATACCTATAACATATATTGCTTCTCCGTTTCCTTCATCTACTCTATATCTCATTTGTGTCACCAAATTATTAATTCTATCATTATTTTTTTCGATTAGTTTAAATTTATACTCTATATTACCTTGATTATTTTCGGGTTTATTAGTATAATTTAAAAAATTCATATTATAATTAATTTATATGAATTTTTAAATACTATTTATTCTATTAGAGAAAGAACATAACAACTAAACATTGATATAATACCACCCCATAAAATATCAACTAATGCTAATTTAATATTCCATTTATCAAAAACTGCAGCTGATGTAAAATCATATACACTATACACTATTATACCATATACAAATCCATATTTTATACTATCATGTAATCTGTTTGTTTCTGATATATTAGGTAACACAAAATGATAAATTCCTGTTAATAAAAATACATATGCTAATATAGCATAAACAACATTATTTTTCATATCTTTTCCACCTTGGATATCTCTAATTTGGGTTGAATAGTGTTTTTTCATAACTAATGTAATCCATAAAACATCTATTAGTACTATGGATAGTACGATAATTATGTGTTGTGTTAATCTTGACATTTATTAATTAGATTATAATATTCTAACCAATTTTCCGGACATTATTTTGTACCACCGCTATATTTAACTGTCAAATGGTTTTTACACAACTATGCGGCAATGGTATTAATACTTCTCAAAAATAAAATTACGAAATTTAAAAAATTAAATGTTTAAACAAAGATGAAATTTGTAACTGTTGCTACGGAAATTAAGGGATATTTACCTGTATTACAAGAAAGTTTTATTAAACAAAACTTAAAACTCGAAATTTTAGGTTTAAATGAAAAATGGACTGGATTTGGTTTCAAATATTTAAAAATGATAGAATTTTTAAAAAAACAAAATCCTTATGAAATAATAGTTTTTATGGATGCATATGATGTTATTTTCTTAAATAAAGACAAATTATTAGAAAGATTTAGGTCTTACAACAAACAGATACTATTAAGTTGTGAACCATTACCTAAAACATTATTACATAAATATTTATATACAAAAGTTTTTCCATATTGTCAATTAAATGAAAAAGATAAAATACATATTAATTCTGGATTATATATGGGATATGCTAAGTATTTACTGATTATGTTACAGGAATTAAGTAATAAAGAAAATTTACATAGTTCCAAAACAGATGATCAAATTATATTAAATGAATTTTGTAATTACAAAAACAATTTTTTTTCTGATCATATAGCAATAGATATTGAAAGAAAAGTATTTTATAATACTTTTCCAGATTCTTTATTTACACAAAAAACTAGTAAAAAATTAATTAACAGCAAGTTTGTTAACAAAAATTTAGAAGAAGTAAATTTTGTACATGGTCCTGGTAATACCAATTTAGACTTTATCATACAAAAATATAATTTAAATTCAAAAAACAAAATTTTTCGTGAAGATTTTTCAAATAATACAATTAAAATATATTATATATATTTCTGGAAAGAAATACTAATTATAGTCTTATTTGTAATATTAATAGGATATTTTTTAATAAAATATTTAAAAAATAAATAATATTTATTAACAATCTAAATGGAAGAAAATAAACTTAATTTAACACAAAATAATAATTATTTTAACATATCTAATCTAGATATGTGTAAAAATTATGATACATCTAGTTCAGTTGATACATCAAATGAAATTTCATCGGAAGAAACACCTACTCAAGAACAAGAAACACCTACTCAAGAACAAGAAACACCTACTCAAGAACAAGAAACACCTACTCAAGAACAAGAAACACCTACTCAAGAACAAGAAACACCTACTCAAGAACAAGAAACACCTACTCAAGAACAAGAAACACCTACTCAAGAACAAGAAACACCTACTCAAGAACAAGAAACACCTACTCCTATAGAAAATGATAAAAATATAGAAAATGATAAAAATATAGAAATTGATAATAAATATTCTGTTTTAGTTGATGGTAAGTTTTTATATACAAATGAGTTAAAACAATGCAAAGAATACATAAACAAAATCATAGATGAAATGTTTTTTTTGTATAGTTTTGATTATAATTGTTATACTAAACAACTAAATAAAGACACAACACTAATAATTGGTAAATATAAAAATTTTGTTATAAATTACGATAAAACACTATGTGAAATTACACTAACAAAATCAATAATTAAAGATAAGATAGTATAGTTAAATGAATGATTTAGCATTAAAAGTGATAAATAGTATTAAACAAGATGTGGACGATAACAATGTGTCTGTTAAAAAGTATAAACTTTTATTAGATTTTTACATTAAATATAAAGCAGTTGATGAAAATAAAGAGTTAGATTTTTTAGAAAAAGATTTTAGTAATACAGATATTAAACGATTTATCACACTAGGTTGGTATATTAATTTCTTATATGAAAATAAAATCAATTAAAATATTCATTTATAAGTCAATATAGATCTTATAAATGAAAGACACACTAACAAAATTTGATATAGTTAAAATAATTGGGTTAAGAGCTGAACAATTAGATAATGGAGCTCCTTCATTTTTAAACATTGAAAAATTAAATTTAACAGATTCTTTTAGTATAGCTACAAAAGAATTTGAAAATGGAAAAATACCTTTTATAATAAATAAAAAAATATCAAAAAATATTATAAAAAAAATACCTATTTTAGAAATATGATTTAATTAGATGACTCATTAGATGACTCATTAGATAGACTTATAATAGAATTAGATGGACTATAAACACTAGAGTTAGACCCACCACTGTTAGATTGACTATAAACACTAGAGTTAGACCCACCACTGTTAGATTGACTATAAACACTAGAGTTAGACCCACCACTGTTAGATTGACTATAAACACTAGAGTTAGATACACTATAAACACTAGAGTTAGATACACTATGATTAGACGGACTATAAACACTATGATTAGACGGACTATAAGTTGAATTGGTTTCGTTAATTTTATTTTGTAATTTTTCTTGTTTTTTGTTAAAAAACAAAAATAGTGTTGTTAAAATAATAAATACTAATATATATTTCCAATTTTTTTTTAAAATTGACAATAGGTTAAATGAATTATTTTCTTCATCTAAATTTTTTCCATCTAAATTTTCTTCATCTAAATTTTCTTCATCTAAATTTTCTATAATTTCTTTTTTAAGTGTAACTGCTACTTCACATGGTTCATTGTCTATAGATTTTAATATTAAATAATAATTTATAAAATCTTTATTTTTGTTTGCAATTACTTGACCTTCAAATTCACCATTGATTGATGATTTATACTCATAGTTATTTTCATCTAGTAAATTTTGGTCTATGATTGCTGCCATAAAATCTTTTTTGTTAGTAGATTCTACTTTGAACCAAATATCGAAATTAACAGTTACATCGTTAAGATCTATCAGTTGTTCACGATTAGTCAACACATATATTTTTTTTAATTCTGACATAATACTATTTCTCATTAATTTATAATCTTTAAACAAAAAATAAATATAATTATTTAAAAGTGTTTTTTATTAGATTAAATGAGAAAGAAAATTAAAGTAAATAAAGTTCCATTGAATAACAAACATTTTACACCAGTTCAACAATTTCAAAGATTACCTGTACTATATTTGGAACTAATAGAAAATAAAGAAAAAATTAAACAAGAGTTAGTCAATAAACCATACGAAAGTAAACCATACCAAAATAATACATACCAAAATAATACATACCAAAATCAAACACATAAAGAAAATTTTGATAATATAAATCGTAGTAGAGGTCGTAATAGGAGTCATAGCAGAAGTAGTAGCAGAAGTCCGAGTAGGAGTCTGAGTAGGAGTCGTAGCAGGAGTTTGAGTAGGAGTCGTAGTAGGAGTCCACGTAATGTTGAAAAAATAAATGATAGAAGTCATAGTAGGAGTCGTGGTAGGAGTAGGGACAGGAGTGGTGACAGGAGTGGTGACAGGAGTCGTGATAGAAGTGGTGACAGGAGTGGTGACAGGAGTCGTGATAGAAGTGGTGACAGGAGTGGTGACAGGAGTCGTGATAGAATTCGTGACAGGAGTCGTGATAGAATTCGTGACAGGAGTGGTGACAGGAGTGGTGACAGGAGTCGTGATAGAAGTCGTGACAGGAGTGGTGACAGGAGTGGTGACAGGAGTCGTGATAGAAGTCGTGACAGGAGTGTTGACAGGAGTGGTGACAGGAGTCGTAATAGAAGTCGTGACAGGAGTGGTGACAGGAGTCGTAGTAGGAGTCGTGACAGGAGTCGTAGTAGGAGTCGTAGTAGGAGTCGTGACAGGAGTCGTAATAGGAGTCGTAATAGGAGTCGTGATTCTGTTGATTCAAATTTAAAAAAAATGTTTAAAAAAAATAAGTACGAAAATAAAAAAAATAATAATAGATCAAGATCTATTAACTATAATATTCCTACTTTAAATGAATTAGAACAATGTGGTCAATATGTTCCAAAAAAAGAATTCATGAACATGGATAATTATTCATTGAATCAACAGCACTCAGAAAATAGTAAAAGAGAATTATTATTTAAATTTGATATGCTTCGTAAGAAATACTCTACAACTAATATACCTGAATTTACAATTCATAGTGACTTAAATATAATGGAACAATCTTATAATGATACTTTACGGAGAATATCTTTGGATTCTTCTGTTGAAAATTACAAAAAATTTTTAATTTATGGATTTATGGGTTGTGAATTTGTATTTGGTAATTTTTTAGGTTTTGATATGAAAGGTTTTACCCAACAACAGTTAACTTCTATGAATTCATATGATTCGCTTTTAATCGAATTAGGCGAGAAAAATTATGTTCCAACTGGTAGTAATTGGTCTGTTGAAGTAAGACTTTTAGGTTTAATTCTTATGAATGCCGCTGTATTTGTGGTTTCTAAGATAATATTTAAAAAGACTGGTACAGATATGTTAGGAATGATAAATAGTATGAATAATAAAGTAAATGTAGATGTTCCTAAACCAAAAATGAAAGGACCAAATATAGATTTAGATAATTTATAGTCAATTTATATTATTAATTAACTTAATATAAATGGCAACTGAATATAAACAAAATACCGATGACCAATATTATGAAGATATATTACAACAAGATAGAGATGTTAGACCTTCTGTATATGCATTCCAAAGAGTAGGTGTTGGAAATGTGTTAGGTTCTGATAAAATCACATATAAAGATACAATTAATTTTTTTTTACAAAAGATAGAAATTTTGTCTCAAGAATTAAATATTTTAAAGGGAGATTTACTGATAATTAGAACTTTAGTTGAAAAAAATAAAGATCTCAATGTAGAATTTAAAAATCCTCTTGCTTTTATGTTAGGTTATTTTGCGACTGATGGTGGTCGTGTATTTCGAGATCTTAATTTAAAAAAAGTAAAAAAAATACTTAGTAATAAACAAAATGAAAATGTTACTTTAGCAGATGTAATCAGATATGGTAGATTGTTAATAAGAATAGAAAAATAAAATTTAAACAAATATAATATTTTTTAAATGGATGATAATATTGAAAATTCAATAGAATTATTGAGAAATAGAGTTAATGAAATAACATATAAATATGATAATAATTTATTAAAATCTTCAGAAAAACCAAAATTAGTATTAACAAAAATAAATCGTATTTTATTTAATAGATATGTTATTAGTTTTATGGTTATTATTATATCATTAATGGTCATAAAACCAAAATTGATAACAAACGATAAAAAAAAGATATTATTTAAAAAATTATTATTATTTAGTATATTATTGAATGTTACCATGTTTATAGTATGGAAATATAAGTATCTGGTTTTAAATATGTTTTAAATTTATTATTTTATAATAAATTTAATAAAGAAGAAGTTTAATTTTAGTTAGATTTTTTGTTTTTGCGAGGTTTTCTTGTTTTTTTAACTTTTTTAGATTTAGTTTTAGGTGTTTCTACAACTTCTTCTACAACTTCTTCTACAACTTCGACAACTTCTTCTAAAGGTGTTTCTACGACTTCTTCTACAACTTCGACAACTTCTTCTGAAGGTGTTTCTACAACTTCGACAACTTCTTCTGAAGGTGTTTCTACAACTTCTTTTGCAGGTGATTTGTCGTCAACTACAGAACTTTGTTTTTTATTCATAAGTTCAACTTCTTTTTTGTATCGAAGTTTATCTTTTTCGACATCATTTTCTAGCACTTTCATTTCTTCAAGTCTTTTACCATTCTTTACATCATTTAAAAAATCTTTCCATTGTCGTGCTAGTTCAACAGTAATATCTTTTGAAACTAAATTAGGATTAGAATTTTTAACATTTTCTCTGTGATTTTTGCAAAAAATAATATAAGAACATACAGGTTTTTTAGGTTTCTTTCGTAGTTCCTTTTCCTTCAAATAAGTCTGTTTTTCTTCATTTGCTTCTTTATTTAGTTTCTTTAGTAACTTTTTATCATCAGCTTTTTTACTTTTCTTAAATTTTTGCCATCTTTTTCCTAGTTCACTTGTTACATTTGCTTCGTTGTATGTTTTATTAGTTTTGTTCCATTCATCTTTAACTACTTGTCTGTTTAAATTACAAAACAAGATATATGCGGTTTTTGTTTTTTTAAGTTTTTTCTGACTATCGTTTTCACCAGATAATACATTACTCATTTTTTTTCTCATCTTCTGAAGTTTCCATTCATTTACTATTTGTTCATTACCAGAACTTTTTAGAAAATTTAACACTACTCTGTTAAGTTGATTCAATGTTGTTAAAGACATTATTTTTAATATTAATTTTGTTCTTAAATAATAATTAATCTGTGTTTATTATTGTTTTTATTTCGTATAAATCTTCTTTGTTGTATCCCCATCGTTTATACCATTCTAACCCATATTTTTCTTTCATTTTTTGTTGTTCTGTTTGCGATAGTAGTGAAATATGATACCCATTTTCTATTAATTGTTGTGTGTCATCTACTATTATAGAGTTATTGAGTATTACATTATTTTTAAAATCTACAGTGTTGTATATTTCTTTTCCCATTCTATCATATCGTTCTTTTTCTTCTGGCGACAGACTTTCCTTAGTTTTTTCTATAATTTTTTGTAATGAAGAATTTGAATACATTTAGTAAAACAAATCAAATATTTAAATTATTTTACTAACTTAAAAACAACAAAACAATTATTAAATATATTATGTTTAAAAATCATTTATTTAGTATAATTATATTGGTAATTATTGTTATAATTTTTATTTATTTCTATGTAAGACATAATAAATTATTAGACATTTTACACACAATACAAAATAATGTAGATAAAAATACAAAATCAATTAAAGAATATCAAAGTAATTATAATGTATTTTCGCCATCTATTGTTACTGATAGACCTTCAGATACTATTTCTGTTGTTACATCTAATTACGATGACGAACTTGCAGAAGAATTGAAAGAATTAGAAATTAACAGACGATTAGAAACTATTACAGAAGTATATGAACAAACAACAGAACCCGTTATAGAAAAATCTATTAATAATGATATTAAAAAAAATGTAACTACCAACAATGATGATGTAACTACCAGCAATGATGTAACTACCAACAATCATGATGTAACAAACAATGATGATGTAACTAGTGATGTAACTGGTGATGTATCTAAGAAACTAGTTGATCAAATACAAGAATCAATTCCTAATATTGTAGGAAAAACTATGACTATAGTTATAGAAAAGTGTGTATCAAATGTAGAAAAAATGATAAATAACCAAGATTCTGAACCTAAAATTATAGAACTAGATGAGATTAATCAAGATTCTGAACCTAAAATTGTAGAACTAGATGAGATTAATCAAGATTCTGAACCTAAAATTTTAGAATTAGATGAATAATTATTTAATATATTATCATTAATTAATAAATAATGATAATATCAACATTGTTAATGGTTAAGAATGAGAAAAAAAGAATTAGTGTAACTTTAGAAAGTATAAAAAATATAACGGACTCAATCATTGTATATGATACTGGGTCAACAGACAATACGATTGAAATAATTGAAACATTTTGTAAAAACAATAATATTATACTGCATATTAAACAAGGGACTTTTGTTAATTTTGAAATATCAAGAAATGAGTCACTTGATTTTGCAAACACTATAAAAGATATAGATTTTTTAATACTTTTAGATTGTAATGATGAACTTAAAACTAATAAAGAAACATTATTAAATTTATTGACTAAACACAAGAACGAAAAAGGATTTTTCATTAACCAAGAATTATACAATGGAATAGGTGAAACAACCAGTTGGAAAAACATAAAAATAATTAAACATAATACTGGATGGAGATATAAAGGTGTAGTGCATGAATTTATTTATAATTTAACATATGACTATTATAAAACAGTAACATTTCCTAAACAACAAGTAAAAATTTTTCAAGATAAATTATCAGATGATTTTAAATCAATATATAGATATAGTAAAGATAAGGAATTATTATATAATGAATATTTAAAAAACCCTAATGATACTAGAACTACTTACTATTTAGCTCAAACATATGAATGTTTAGGTGAAATAAAATTTGCATATGATTACTATAAAATTAGATCATATAAAGATAACTACATTGAAGAAAAGTTTCTTGCAACATATAAATGTGGTTTACTATCTCAACAATTAAATTATACTTGGGAAACTAGTTTTAATTGGTATATTAAAGCATTCGAAATAATTCAAAGAGCAGAACCTTTGGTTAAAATAGCAGATTATTATAAATTAAAACAAAACTGGATTTTGTGTTATATGTTTTCTGAAACTGCTTGTAAGATAAAATATCCAGAAAATTGTAAATTATTTGTAGATAATTTTATATATGATTATTCTAGATGGCAAATATTAAGTGTTTGTGCATGGTATAATCAGTCATATGATATAGGTAAAATGGCATGTTTAAAGTGTATAACACATGGTTTTGACATAGAAAATAATATAAAAAATTTAGAGTTATATCAAAATAAGAAAAATTAATCTGAAAAAATTTCATCTTCTTGTTCAGAAAAATCTATATCTGAATTTTCCACTAAAAGTGTATCATCTAGTAATAAATTATCATTTTCCTCTTCTTCCTCTTCCTCTTCCTCTTCCTCTTCTTCCTCATCTAAAAGAATATCTTCATCATTAAACAAGTTTTCAGATGTAGAGTTATTATTTAAATTATCTGGTATTATATATGAAAATTGATGATCACGACATATTTCAATATCTGTATGTGTTAAACTATCTATAGTTCCATTTATATTTTGTTTACCAATAACTTTTTTTGTTTTATTATCAAAAACTAAACTTGTTTGTAAATGTTCAAAGTTATTAAATTGATTTCTTTTAATAACTATCACTTTTATATTTTTACTAATGTTATCTAGTATTACATTTTTTGGTTTGACTTCTTTAACTGCATTATTTTCTAGTATATTATCAATTAAAATACTTTTTTTACCAGTGCATTTAACTTTTTTTTGTTTACAAATCTCTTTTAGTTGTTTGACTGATAGTTTTTGTAATTTTTCTTTTAAAGTTAATTTTTCTGTGTATTTTTCTGATAGTTCATTTATTTTTATATTATATTTTTGAGAAATTTTATTAATATATGTTTTAACTATAGTATTATCAATATCAGACATAATTATATTTATAAATTAAAAATAATTTTTAAAAATCATTTTTAATTATAAATATAATTATGTTTGAAAATAAAAAATCATTATGTGTTACTTGTCAAGGAAAAGGTTTAATTAAATGTGAAATAGTATTATGTACAAATTGTAATGGTAATAAATGTTGCTATTGTCTCAACGAAAGTGGTTATAATCAAATAGGTTATAAAGAGTGTTATAAATGTGATGGTAGTGGATTAGTCACTTACAAATCAAACAATTACATTAATTTAAAAAAATAAGTATTAAATATAGTATTATGGACTCAATAATTATATCAGAAAAAAATAGAGTTTTATTAGAAATTAAATCAATAGAAAAAACTATAAAATTTGATAATAATAAACTAATTAGACTTAAAAACACAAAAGATAATCGCGATGGACAATTTTATTTGGCACAAAAAGATAAAATAGATAATATTAATTTAGAAAGAAATAGAAAATTACAACAACTTAAAAAAGTATTAGAACAATTAAATAATGGTATAGTAAATAAAGAAATTTTGGAAAAAAGAGATACCCAACATATTAAACATAAACAACAAGAAAATAAAATTAATAAAGAAAAAATAATTAAAAAACAAAAAGAAACAAAAAAAAAAGAAAAACAAAAAAAAGAATATAAAAAAAACAGGGAATATTTTAGACAACAAAGATACAAACAAAAAACTATAAATAGATATAATCAATACTTCTATAAAAACCAAGAAAAAATACCTAAGTATTTACTTGATAACTTAAAAAATATGCCTAACAATAAAGGATATATTTTTAATGATGTATGGTGTTTTGGAGAACTACCAGCAGAACAAGGTAAACCTACTTATTTATACAAAAAACAAAAAAATAATTTATTAATTCATGAATTTACACCTACAAAGCATAAAATTTTTCATAAAAATAACAAAAAGAAAAAATTAATATCTTCAACAGAGAGAGAAAATAAATTAATTAAAAATTTGTATGCATATATATAATATTATTTAAGGAATTAATGTCATATTATATATATATATAATATGACACTAACTATTGAGAAAATCCAAGAATTTATTAATAATAAAAAAGTATATAAAAGTGATAGTTTAGAAAATTTAAAAATTTATCACTATTCAGAATGTAATGATGATAGTGATATATTACTCAAACAATGTAGAGGTGTAGTTTGTGATAACAATAGTATATTATTAAACACACTATTTTACAATTATACATATAGTCATTTAGATGTTCCATCAGATGTATTTTCCTATTTAGAAAATAATTTTAATGACTTAGATTTGTATGTTTCTGAAGAAGGTACATTACTGCGAATATTTTATTTAAATAACAGATGGTACACTTCTACTTTTAAGAAATTTGATGCTTTTAAAAGTAAATGGTCATCAAGAAAAACATTTGGACAATTATTTATAGAAGCATTATATCAACAAACTTTAACCAATAAAAATCTACAAAAGATTTTAGGTGATAATATAACAGTTGATAATGTTTACAAGAAATTTTTAGATACACTATCAACAGAAAAACAATATGTATTTTTACTTAGAAATGATAGTGAAAATAGAGTAGTATGTTACTCAGAAGAAAAACCCACTATGTATTATGTTACTACAATTGAAAATCAAAAGTTAATACAAGAAAACATTAATATTAATAAAACTAAACAACTACACTTCAAAAATATAGATGAAATGTTTTCATATATTGATAGGAATAATTACAACTTAAAGCAAGGAGTAATTGCATTTGCACCAAATGGCTATCAATATAAAATTTTACACAACGATTATATTAAACTATTTAACATGAGAGGAAATCAACCAAGTATTAATTATAGGTATTTACAAATCAGAAAAGATCGAGTTGGTGTAGATATGTTTTATTATCTATATCCTTCACATATTCCTATATTTAAAGAATACGAAGACATACTCTTTCAAATAAGTAAAGATATACACGAACTATACATGAATAGATTCGTTAAAAAATTATGGACAGTCATAGATCCAATAAAATTTAAAATTATTAAAAAGTGTCATGAATGGCATAAATCAAATAAGAAAAAAAATATAGTAACTCGTCAAATAGTTTATATGATACTTACACAAGAAGAACCCACATTTCTTAATAAAATTATTAAAGATTTCAAATACAATACCACTAAAAAAATAAAAAATACAAACGAAACCACACAAGGTGAAACCACACAAGGTGAAACCACACAAGGTGAAACCACACAAGGTGAAACCACACAAGGTGAAACCACACAAGGTGAAACCACACAAGGTGAAACCACACAAGGTGAAACCGCAAATTAGACTGCAAATTAGACTACAAATTAGACTACAAATTAGACTACAAATTAAATTATTATATAAGTATTACAATCCATATATAAATGGAAAATATATGGATTGCTAGTTTTGATATAGGAAAAAAAAATTTCAGTTTTTATATAGAAAAAATTAACATACTAAATCTTAAAAAAATAAAAAACATTAATAAAAAAAATAGGTATAATGCAGATGGAACTTGTACTGATGACTTTACCAATATATTAACTGATATTTACAAAAATGGTGAAAAAGTTTTGTTAGAAAATATTGATTTAACCTATAATTGTGATAAAAAAGTTTATTTAGATCCTGAAACTATGTTTAATATGTATGATATATTAGATAGTTTTAGTAAATATTGGGATAAATGTTCTATATTTTTAATAGAAAAACAAATGTCATTTGGAAAAAATAATAATACAATGGCAATTAAATTAGGCCAACATTGTTGGTCATATTTTTGTTTTAAATATGGTCGTTTCAAAACTATAATTGAATATCCTGCATACAACAAAACACAAATACTAGGTGCACACAAGAAACAATATAAATATAATGGAAAACTGCGATACAAATCTATATCTAAACCCGAAAGAAAAAAATGGTGTATAAACAAAGCAATTGAAATTTTAAATACGAGAAATGACCTAGAAACTATTAGTATAATTGATAGTTGTAAAAAAAAGGATGATTTATGCGATGTAATTTGCCAATTACAAAGTTTTAAATACTTGAATTTTGTTGATGTATAAATATGTTTTAAATATAAAATATAATTAAATACAGATGTCTTGTTGTGATAATTGTAAAAAACTTGAAAAAATGTTATGGTTTTCAAATATTAAAAACAGAATGTATCATAATATAATCGTAAACAATACTAACATAAAATTAGATGATTTAGATTTTAAAGACCAACTAAATACCAACATTAATTATGAGTCAGATAACAATAGTTTTTTTGAACATGTAATTGAACCTGATTCTGATAAAGAGTATTCTGTTATTGAACTTGATTATAATTCCGAAAATGAGTCTAAAAAATCCTTTCTATCAGCACATAGTTTAGAAACACAAAATCAACAATTTAATTTAGAACAGAATATATCAGAAATATTATCAGAAACAAACAAATTAATATCAAAGAAAAACTATAATAAACCATTAAACAATATAAAACGAGATATAATAAAATTAACTAACAATTTCCCAATATCAACACAACAATACACAGAAATTTTAATAAAAGTTGTAAATATAGCTAAAAACATATTTGTTAAGAAAAAATTTGTTAATAAAAAAATAGATAAAATATTATACAATAGTTTTTTATCTAATTTGGATGGTAGATTGATAAGTTATGGTGATTTCTCTAATTTAATTATAGATTGTGATGATATAGATTTTTTAACACGACTCATAAAAAATAATATAGAAAATGATATAACTCAATGCCATTTTAACCTAAATTACTTATTAGATAAGTTTAATAATTACATATTAGTAATATTGCCTATAAAAGAAATATTGGGTATGTTAATAACAAATTATTTAATGATTCCAAACATAGTATATGTTAATTTTTCAGAAACAAATGATAAATATAGTTTTTATGTAATTAATAGTATCGTTGATGGAAAAAGAGAATGGAAATTTGATTGTTACTTAGAAGATTTAGGTAATCAGATAATTGATAAGTTTTTACCTACTATGATAATATACTTTAGAAAACTATATAAAATGATATACAAAGATAATGTATATCGTACAGATTATAATAAACAATGTGAACTTTCGCAATGTGATTGTGAACAGTTATTAGAAAATATATTAGTGTTAAGTAAACCCTATAATTTCACAATAATGCTACAAAATATAATAATTGAAAAATCTACTTATGTTTATACAGATGATGATACATTTAACATAAAAAAGAATAGTGTGTTATCAAAAGACTTATTTGATAACACAAAAAAAATAAACAATACAACAACAAACATATCACAAATTTTTGATAATATAACACAACAACAACAATTAGAATTAGTTTAAGTGTAACATGACGAAGAATAGTGACCTTTTTTACCACATCGAATACAATAATTATATTTAGTTTTTTGTATTTTAATCATAACTATAAAAATCATTAGATATTATTAATTTATTAATAATATTTTAAAAACAAGTTATAAATTATACTACTCCATTTTTAGATTCTACTACTCCACCTAATACATCATCTTCATATTGTGTAGAATTTGATAGTGATATAGATTCAAGATCATCTTTGATATCATCTTGATCATCATCTATTCCTGGAAGTCTAACATCTTCAACCATAAATTTGATAAAATTGTCTTGTTGTTCTTGTTGATCTAAACCAGAATTTTTACGAGCATCCATATATTTCTGAAAATACTGTTGTTTAAAAGTAGGGTGGTCAATATCTAGTTGGTCTAAAGATTTTCTAGTCTTGACAATAATTCCTTTAATTTCTTCCATCTTTTTAATGTGTTCTAGATAAGTCCATGAAAGCTGTGCTTTCTTGACTTGAAGTGTAATATAATTTTCGTAAGGGTCTAAAACTACATCAGAAACTCCATCATCTTCTTGTGCCTTTTTAGACTCAGCTAAAAGTGCTTCTTCTTTTTGTTTTATTTCTTGGATGGTTTTTAATTCTTCATCTCGTTTATCTTTGATATTTTGTGACATATTCTTAACTACTTCTTTCTTGATATCTACTTCACTTGTTTCGGCAGAATAACTAGAACTATTAGTAATAGGAAAAGGTCTACCTACATATGTATGAAAAATCTGATGGTAAGAATCAACATTCCTAATTATATACTCAGCTCTCTCGTTTGATTCTAATGTTGTATCATAATTTCCTCGTAGTTTTGCAAACCCGTATACACCATTACTATTAGGTGTAGCACCTTTAGCAGGAACAAAAGAAATTAAACCATATTTTTGCAACTGAATTGGTGGGTCGGCAAATAACCTTTCAACTTGGGGGAACTTATCAACAAAAGCTGTATTGTTATTTTCACTCATAGCAACACTAGTTTGTTCTTGTGTCAAAGGTGGTGCATGTTGGTTTGGTCTCCAATTGGTGCTTCTATCTCTGTCTTGGGGTGATGTTAAAGAACTTTCTCGTGAATTACTCATTATTTGTATTTATTACATAACACTAATATTTAAACCATAATTATCTACTTAAACTTTATACTTATAGATAAATTGTATACCTAATAATAATAAAACTAAAGCAAATACCATTAACAAACTTATAAAAACTACATTTATGTAACCATGATTTATTGTATTATTTTGATTTGTTTCCATTTATTAATTATAATATTTTGTTAAAAATGGTGATATTACTAAATATAAAACAACTACTATAATTGATAATATGCTTACTAACATCATTCTATAGTTAACATACCGATAACGAGGTACTAGTATATTTTCTTGGTTATTATTTTCAATTATCATTTTATTTAGAGTTAATTTAAATTTATAAATTAATTACAAATAATAAAATGAGTTATTACGATAAAAATAATATCAAAGAATATTTAGCTGAAAGAAAATCAATAAACAATGAAATACAAATAAATTTAGAAAGAAATCGTAAGTTAAGGAAAAGACTAAGAGAAGTTGAAAATTTAATTTCAGAATTTCTAAAAACAGAAGAACAAATAGGTTTAAAATATAATGGTGAAGTAGTTACCATCAAAGAAAAAACAAAGAAAATCAGACGAAGTAACAAAAAGAAAACACAAGATTATGCTGATTTACTATACTCTTGGGGGCTATCAAATATAGATGACAAACTAGAAAAACTAAATAACATTACACAAGGAGAAACAGTTAAAACAGATAGTTTAAGTTTTAAAAAGGTAAAAAAAAAGTTTTAATTTGTATTTTATTTTTAATTAAATTATATCTAATTAAAAATATGAAATTAAAATAAATTTTTAATAATAATAGGAAGTAATAGTAAAATTATAAAAATAGAAATAATACAGTGTGGTATATTTTTTAATTTATTTTTTGAATTAATGATAACTATTAAAGATATAATTAAAAGACTCATAATTACAACATCTATAGTATTTAGTTCAATATTTGTATATGGTATTTTAAATATGTTATAAAGTACAGCCATACTCCCTGAAAAACCAGTTACATCTGTTTCAAATTTTTCTATGAATAAATTATCAAGAAAATTATAGTAAAAATTTATAATGTTATTTTTACTAGAACTAGTTGATGAAATTGTGGTATAATCAGGTTTGAAATACATTTTTGGTGTTTTATATATTTTGCAATTTGTAAAAGACCTTTCTGTATCAGTATGAAACCAAATTTTATAATTTTTTGGATATCTTTTAAGAAAACCCTTATAGTTAATTAAATAAGCAAGAGTAGATAACATATATTTATTGGTATTCCATGTATTGTCTTTATAGTTAGTAATTCCTTGTGTATATAACAAAATTATATTCCAATCTTTTGGGGCATCTTTAATGATTTTATCTATAGTTCCATTATCATTAAATAATGGAATTGCATCATCTTCTAATATTAAGGCAATTTTATTTTTATGTCTAGCAAAATGTTGTTTACAAACTATGTAATGAGATAAACCACACCCTAAAAGTGACTTAGGTAAACATTCTTTATTACTAATAATAGTATTATATTTATCACCTATTTTTTTACCATGTATAGCATTAAATCTTGTAAATTTTATACCAACATTATCAAGATTTTTTTTAATGTTTTTATATTTAGATATGTCTTTTTTTAAGTTAATAACATAAGTATAATAACTCATTTATAGATAATAATAATTTTTTAAGTTAATAACCTTAAATATTATAATTAAGTATTATAAATTAAGTATTATAAATTAAGTATTATAAATTAAGTTACTGATTTCTACTACCTGTACTTCCAAAGCCACCATCACCTCTTTGTGTTTCTTGAAACGATTCAACCTGTTCCATATCACAGTATTCAACTTTTCTCAACACCATTTGAGTTAAACAAAAAGGTACAACTGGCTTTTCGGCACTTTCTACAACTTTAGCGAGAGCTATAAACAAATTACCATTATAAGTTGGATCTATAGTTCCAACACTATTAGCCAACACCCATCCAGACTTAGAAATACTAGACCTTGGTACAATTTCAACATAGTATCCAGAAGGTGGTTTTACAGCAATTCCAGTATCAAACAAAACTACTCCATTAGGTAGTGTTTTGTGCTCTCTTACAGCAACTAAATCTAATCCAACATCAGTATCATATGCTCGTGAAGGTACAACGGCATTCTCAAGTGTTTTAATAAATTGAAGCTTCATTATTAACTTATGATTACATTTTTTTAAATCATAAAATAATATAAAAATATTTATAAACAAACAAAAACATAATAAATGAACTTAACTTGTGTATCAGGATATTGGAATGTTAAAAATAAACATGATAACAAATTTTATGATTGGTTTAACACAACACTTAAAATTAATTGTCCTTATGTCTTTTTTTGTAGTAAATCATCAATAGATATTATTAAAAAGTACAGAGGTAATTTACCCACATATTTTATAGAATGTGATATCGAAGATTTCTACATGTATAAATATAAACAATTAATGAAAACTCATCCAATACATTGTCCTTCTCAATCATTAAATTTAATTTGGAATGAGAAAATTTTTATGATACAAAAAGCAATAGATAAAAACCCATTTAATTCTGAGTACTTTATGTGGGTTGATGCTGGTATATGTATTTTTAGAAATATAAATCCACCTACAAATATATTTCCAAACAACACTAAACTAGAAACTTTACCAAAAGATAAATTTATTTATAGTTCTAGTTATAATTATGATGAAAATAAAGTATTACAAACTCAATATTACCATCATATTACTGGTACTTATATTATACATAAAAATTTTATTAATACTATAGTAATTTTATATAAGTCATATTTAAATGAATTATTAGAGTACGATAATATATGGACAGACCAGGTAGTATTGACACATATATACAAAAACCATAAAGATTTATTTTATAAATTATGTCACGGATATGGTGAAATAATAAATTTTTTATATTAAATTTTAACTAGAATTAAACAGAAATATTGATAAAATTAATTTATTAATTTATTGTAAAGTTAAATTAATAAATGTCAAACACATTAGAAAAACTTATCGAAAAATACCCTAATAAACCATGGAATTGGGGAATAGATGGTTTAAGTAAAAATCCTTCTATTACGGTTGAATTTATAGAAAAATATAAAAATAAACCTTGGAACTGGGGTAAATATGGATTAAGTCAAAATCCATCTATTACAGTTGACTTTATAGAAAGAAACATAGACAAACCTTGGAACTGGGGTATTTCTGGATTAAGTTTAAATAGAGTCATAACAACTAAATTTATAGAACGACACATCGATAAAAAATGGGAATGGGGTGTGTGTGGGTTAAGTATGAATACTTCTATTACACCAGACTTTATTAAACGGCACATAGACAAAAATTGGGAATGGAGTGAATGGGGATTAAGTCAAAATCCTTCTATTACACAAGACTTTATTGAAAGACACATTGATAAACCTTGGAATTGGGGTGAATGTGGTCTGAGTGTAAATCCAATTGCTACATCAAAACTTATAGAAAAGTATATCAATAAACCTTGGTCATGGAATGACTATGGTTTAAGTATGAATACTTCTATTACACCTGACTTTGTAGAAAGACACATTGACAAACCTTGGGATTGGGGACATTGGGGGTTGAGTCAAAATCCTTCTATTACACAAGACTTTATTGAACGACATATTGATAAACCTTGGAACTGGGGTAAGTGTGGTTTGAGTCAGAATCCGGTAATTACACCTGATTTTGTAGAACGACATATTGATAAACCTTGGAGTTGGGGATATTGGGGTTTAAGTCAAAATCCATCTATTACACAAGACTTTATTGAACGACACATTGATAAATCTTGGAATTGGAATGTTTCTGGACTAAGTAAAAATCCAGCAATTACACCTGATTTTGTAGAAAGACACATTGATAAACCTTGGGAATGGGGTAATATGGGTTTAAGTGAAAATCCGTCTATTACACTTAGTTTTATTGAACGACATATCGACAAACCTTGGGATTGGACATTAATTAGTAGTAATAAATTTTTAAAAGACGATTATTTTAGTTGTAAATCTTTTATAACAAAACAACACAAGATAAATTTTAATAAATTAGAACTAGAATTGATTGAGAAAACTTGGCACCCAAGTAGATTTGAAAAATGGTGTTTAGATATAGAAGAGTTGAGATAATTATATAATTAATTATTTATAATAAAATTATTATTAATATAAATGAGTAAAAGAAAAAGAGAAAATAATTTTAGCTGTCAAAAAAAATTAGGAATGGATGTTAGGGGAAATAGTACTATAAAAAATTTAAGCTATAAAATCGCAGATGAAAATGATATAATTCCAAAATATACTTATAAAGCTGCTGCTCGTGCTGCTCGTGCTGCTGCTCGTGCTGCTGCTCGTGCTGCTACTAGTGCTGCTACTAGTGCTGCTGGTGATGAGGCTGCTGCTCGTGCTGCTGCTCGTGCTGCTGCTGATGAGGCTGCTGAAATTGTGACAATAAAAATTAATTCCGAACACACAATTCGTGAAGCTGTTAAAAACGCTACTATTATTGATACTGGTAGTGAACGTGCTGTTCGTCGTGCTACTCGTGCTGCTAATAAGAATGCTGCTGCTGTTGATGCCGCTGTTGATGCCGCTGTTGATGCCGCTGTTGATGCCGCTGTTGATGCCACTGTTACTGCTGGTGATACCGCCGTTGCCGCTGTTGATGCCGCTGTTGATGCCACTGTTACTGCTGCTGTTGATGCCACTGTTACTGCTGCTGTTGATGCCACTGTTGGAAAAAATTGTTGGATTAAAAAAATTTATAGAGTTTTTATAGATAATAGTACATCTGATATTGAAGGATATTATGATGCAGTATATAATTTTATGAATTTAGACAATGTACAAAATAGTCTAAATATGTCTCCATGTTATATAAGTACAGAAGATGTTAATAATTTTATAGATGATTCTTTTTATAACCAAATATATATATTAACTAATAATAAAAATGCTTATATAGGTTTTAGAGATTTTATAAAATTTGTAGCTATAAATTCTCCTATATCAGTCTATAATAAAAATAATTATATATGTTTATGTATAAATGATTTTTTGGATTCTGACGGTAACATTATAAAACAAAATAATGAATCTGAAAATATATCTAATTTAAATATTTTTGGAGGATTAAATGAGCAAAACAAAAAAAATTTTAAACAATACGAAAAAACTTGGTTCTACATAAATCCTTATAAATATGATGAAATTGAATTAGTACCATGGGATGAAAATGAAATTAAAATAATATTTAAATTATATTGTTGTTATAAATCCAGTAAGGATAAAAATATTAAAAGACAAATTTTACAATTTTTCATGATGCTAGACAACATACACGATTTTGGAAAATCTCGTGAAAATTATAAACCACGAAATATATGTAATACAAACACTTGTATGATTGAAATGATATTAGGTAATTATTTATATGCCAAATATGACCAAATTATACCAAACATAAAAGGACTACAAAAATCAACACTAAATTTTGTTCCAAAAAATTTTGGTAAACAATGGGAAAAAAGTTTAGTTAATAGTTTATGTCAACAACCATATAATTTATTTAGAGTATATAATTTTAATAATTTGAGTGATAAGATTTTGGGCAAATCATATGCGACGGATTGTATTGGTCCAATAGAATCAAAATTTATACAATTTGCGAACATGGTTAAAGTAAAATTAAATACAGCTATTTTTGATGGTAATTTCACAACACGACCTCGTATTGGTCAATATAAGGTTAGTCCAATGACTAGTTTCAAAATTCCATTGACATATGATGAACAAAAAGATGAAGCTGGTTCCAATGACGGATACACATATGTAAAATATACAGCTGTTGATAATGTGCAATTACAAAGAAAATTTGATCAAAAATATTATAGAGGTGGAACAAACATAAAAGATTGTATTAATAATGATAATGTCTGTCCATCTTTAAATCTAAGAAGAGCTGACATTGCTACACAAAATATTATGTTTCCAAAAAATGTGGAAAATCATGTTAATGAATTTGAAAACTATATGAAATTAAATAGTAATAATTATATGTCTCGTGTTGCTGCTATTGTTCATGTTGTTGCTGATGCTGCTCGTGCTGCTGCTCGTGCTACTAATGATCGTGCTGCTGATGCTGCTACTCGTGCTGCTCATGCTGCTACTCGTGCTGCTGATGCTGCTGCTCGTGCTGCTGCTCGTGTTGCTAATAATGTTGTTGCTGCTGCTGCTCGTGCTGCTCGTGTTGCTGCTGATGCTGCTCGTAATGCTGCTGCTGCTGCTCGTGCTGCTGCTGATGCTGCTGATGATGCTCGTGCTGCTGCTTGTGCTGCTGCTCGTGCTGCTGCTGCTCGTGCTGATGCTGCTGCTGATAATGCTGCTCGTGCTGCTGCTCGTGCTGCTAATGCCGGTGCTGCTGCTCGTGCTGCCGGTGCTGGTGCTGAAGATGGTAATGAAAATGATTACAAAAACAATACATTTTTTATGAATCTTAAAAGTTTGGGAGATTTAGCACAATTGTATGAAGCTAAAAAACGAAATTTAGTATTTTTTACGATGGATTCTATGCAATTTTTAGTTGGAGCTATGTTAGGTGTTCAAGTAGTAAAAGGATGGAAAAAAACTCAAATGATTACAGCAAATATTCCTGATGCTGCTACTGCCCATGCTGCTAATGCTCGTGCTGCTGCTCGTGTTGCTCTTACTGCTGCTGCTTATGCTCGTGTTGCTGCTAATAATGCTCTTACTGCTGCTCGTGTTGCTCATGCTGCTGCTCGTGTTGCTCTTACTGCTGCTCGTGATGCTCGTGATGCTTCTTCTTTTGCTCGTGCTGCTAATGCTGCTGATCATGCTGCTAATGCTGCTGCTGCTGCTGATCATGCTGCTAATGCTGCTGCTGCTGCTGCTGATCCTGATGCTAATGCTGCTACTGCTCGTGCTGCTGCTGATGCTGCTGATGATGCTCGTGCTGCTGCTCGTGTTGCTGGTGCTGCTGCTAATATTGTTGCTGATGCTGCTGCCCCTGCTGGTGCTTGTTATGCTGGTGCTGCTGGTGGTGCTACTGCTGGTGCTGGAAAGGTTTCGGTTATGTATACTGATGGTGAGACAAAGAGTGATACAGGTTACTGATATTGATGAATTAGAGGTTTCGGATATGGATGAAGATACTGCTGGTCTTTTTGGTGGTTGTAGCATTTGTTAACAACTATTTTGGGTTTATTTGGTGGTAGTGAGATATAGGTTTCGGATATGGATAATATGGGTAGTGTTTTTGATTAGACAAAATGTTTCGAATATAGATGAAGATGCGGGTGGTTGTGCTACTGTCGCTTCTGCTCGTAAAAGAAAAATATTTTAATAAAATTAATATTTAACAAAGATTCTTTGTTAAATATAAGTAAGTACAATGTCAAAAAATATTTTTTCCTATAGTTGGCACATAGATGAAAAAGAAGACGAAAATTTAATAATCAGAGTATACGGATTAAACGAAGATAATGAAACTATCTGTTTACAAATAGATGACTTTACACCATATATTTACATAGAACTACCCACAAATGTCATATGGAACAGAATAAACGAAAGAAAGATTACAAACAAACTAAATGAAATACTACAAATGAACGACCGAAATGAGGCAAAAACTTTTTCATTAGTTTACAAAAAGAAACTATATGGAGTTTACCTAGATAAAATGGGTGAACGACAAAAATTTCCATATTTATTTGTTAGTTGTTACCATCCAGAAGACATCAAAACATTATACTTTAGAACTAGAAAACCAATCAAACTAGAAGGTCTAGGTGATATACAATTAAAAATTCACGAACAAGATGCTAACCCAATTTTACAATTAGTTTCTTTCAAAGATATTCCTACCGCAGGTTGGTTTTCTTTTAAAGGAAGAGAAGTAACAGACGAAGAAGACAAAGAAACACTATGTGATTATGAATACATCGTTAAATACAAAAATCTTAAAACAAGTGATTTGTACCAACTACCAAAACCAACAATAATGGGATTCGATATAGAAGTCTATTCTAGTAACCCAAATAAAATGCCTAACGCAAAAAAATCGAAAGATAAAGTATTCCAAATATCGTGTGTTATAACAAAAGAATGTGATGATGTTAATCAATATTTCAAATACTTGTTGACACTAGGTGATCCAGACCAATCAACTACTGGTGATGATGTAATCATACAAACTTATACAACAGAATGCTTTTTACTTGAAGGTTTTGCCAATTTAATTAGAGAAGAAAAAGTTAACATATTGGTAGGATACAACATATTGGGATTTGATATCCCTTATATGATAGAGAGGTCAGAAGGACATGCTTCTTGTCCAGAATTTAAAAAACAAGGATTACACAAAACCAAAGACGGAGAAAAGAAAATAATTAAATGGTCTTCTTCCGCTTACAGAAACCAAGAATTTGAGTTTCTAGACTCGGAAGGAATACTTTATGTTGACTTGCTACCATTGGTTAAAAGAGATTACAAATTCAATAATTACAAACTAAAAACAATATCCGAATATTTTCTAGGAAGTTCTAAAGATCCACTTTCCGTTAAAGGAATTTTTCAATGCTATGAAATGGGCATCAAACGAAACAACAACGGAGAATACAGTAAAAAAGCAAGAAAAGCAATGGGAATAGTTGGTAAATATTGTGTTCAAGATAGTGCTTTGGTAGTACAATTAATGGGTAAACTAAAAATATGGGTGGGTTTAACAGAAATGGCTAAAACTTGTAATGTTCCAATTTTTACACTCTACACCCAAGGGCAACAAATCAAAGTTTATTCACAACTATACAAATACTGTATGAGACAAAATATCGTGGTTGAAAAAGATGCTTATAAAGTAAAAGAAAACGAAAGATATGTTGGAGCAAAAGTATTTCCTCCAGTTCCTGGAAAATATAATATGGTAGTACCTTTCGATTTCGCATCTCTGTATCCTACAACTATTATAGCATACAATATTGATTATCATACTTGGGTTCCTCCTGGTTCAAACATACCAGATAAAGATTGTCATGTAATGGAATGGGAAGACCACATATCTTGTCAACACGACCCAAAAATAATCAGAAAAAATATGTTAGATGACTACATAAATTCAAAAAAAGAATACATAAAAAAATTGAGAACCAAAAGAAATGCGATGCAAAACAAGAAAAACAAAGACAAAGCAATGATTAATATAAAACAAGAAATACAACAACTAAAACCTTACACTGAAGAACGAGCAGACATCGTGAAAACTATATCTAAATCACCTATGTGCGAAAAAAGATCGTATCGATTTTTGAAACACCCCAAAGGTGTGATGCCAACTATTATACAAAATCTGCTAGATGCCAGAAAAAAAACAAGGAAACAAGACATGAAAAGGTGTTATGAAAAAATTGAACAACTTAAACAAGATTTGTCACCAGAAAATTTAGAATTGATTAAACAACAAGAAACTCTGATAGATGTTTTAAACAAAAGACAATTAGCTTATAAAGTATCGGCAAATTCAATGTATGGTGCCATGGGTGTTAAGAAAGGATATTTACCTTTTATGCCTGGTGCTATGTGTACTACATATATGGGAAGACAAAATATTGAAGTAGTTGCTAAAGTAATACCTGAAAAATATGGCGGTCAACTTATATATGGAGATACAGATTCAAACTATATTAACTTTCCACAGTTTACATCGTCTCAAGAAACATGGGATTTTGCCGAAGAAGTTGCGGAAAAAGTCACAAAACTATTTCCTCAACCAATTCAATTAGAGTTTGAACAAGAAATTTATGCTTTCTTTTTTATCTTGTCTAAAAAACGATATATGTATAGAAAGTGTCTAAGAGACGGAAATGTAGAAGACAAAATAGGGAAAAAAGGTGTTTTGTTGGCTAGAAGAGATAACAGTTTGTTTGTGAGAAACATATACGAAAATGTAATTAGTAAGATATCGAATGATGTTTCGTATCAAGATATATTGTATTATGTTTTACAAGAGATTAATGAAATGTGTAGCAACCAAAAAGATCCCAAAGACTTTATTATAACTAAAGCAGTTGGAAACAGTAACGACTTAATCGCAGAAGTAATTATAGATGAAAAAAATGAAGTCAAATACAAGGTAGGTGATTACAAATGTCGTCTGTTGTGTAATTGCGAAAGTTGTAGAGATGACAATTTAATTAATAGCGACCAATACAAAGGAAATTTAGAAGATGAAACTTGTCAACTACAACAAGAATTGACTACTAGACGGTTAAATACCATACAGGATCATTTTAGAACAAGCCTTCCTGCTCAGGTACAATTGGCAAACAAAATGCGGAAGAGAGGAGTAAGAGTAGATAATGGTTCCCGTTTGGAATATATAGTTTCTGATCCATATAATCATAACATAAAACAATATGAAAAAATAGAAAGTTATGATTATTATATGAAACACAGAGGTATTGTGAATATTGATTATTTGTACTATTTAAAAGTGTTGATTAATCCATTAGACCAAGTACTAGATGTAGCTTTTAGTAAACATCGAAACTTCAAAAAAGGTTTTGTAAAAGCACAATACGATTTCAGATGGAAAGTAAGATATAAACTATTACAACAACTTAAGTCATATTTTGCACCTATGATTAAGTTTAAAGAATAATTATTTACAACTTTTTTTATAAAAGTAAATACATAAAATTACTAATATTATTATTAAAACTATAAATCCTGAATAAAACATATTATTATTTGGTAAAAAACATTTAGTACAAATATTTGTAAATGACTCTTGAATACTACTTGTGTTTTCATAGAGTTCTTTTTGATTTAAAGTTTTATATAATTTTAAATTAATTGTTTTGTCTTGATCAAATACATAGCTTAGGTATGCATCTACTTGTGCATCTATTGGAAAAAAGTTTTCCATCATTTTCCTACAAACAATTTGACTACAAATATAGAAGTGTAAGCCCCAAAATTTTTGTTTATCTTTAATCTTAAATTTGGATAATGGACTTATATAGATTCCATTGGGTTTGCTAATAGTGTCTGTAATAATATCTATTTCTTGTGCTGATAATTTTCTGAAACTAATATCATCTTCTACTATAATAATATAAGGATAGTTATTATCAACACATAGTTTCCATAAACTGTAATGGCTTAAAGCACAGCCTATTCCACCTAAAGATGGAATACCTTGATGTTGGTCTCGTCCTTCAGTTAAATCTCCATATGTTCTATATGTTATTAATTTGTCTTCTAGTAATTTTTCTTCATTAAACTGTTTTCCATTAACTGCTTTGAAATGGTGAATATTAGTAAAATTAGAATCTCTAGCCTGTTTTTCTAAATCTAAGTTTTTATCAAAACTAATATAATATAATGGAATGCTATAAATATCTATCATTTATATTATATTAGAAATTATGAAATATTAAATGTTTGTATGATTTTACCATTTTTTGGTTTCTGTGTATAGTCTTTGTGGATACTAAAAAATTCTTGAATGAAATAACCGGCTATCTCATTTTGGGGTCTTGTATAAAAATTTTCACATTTTCCTAAACTATATAAACTTAGTTTATCTTTCAATGTTTCAGGTATATCAGGTGTTACTAGATGAAAACCTGGTTGAGAAAATCTTTTTAATTTTCCTATAAACATGTTTATACAATCTTGTGTGTCAGTAATAAATTGTTTTGGTGGTATTATATCTGAATTTTCATATAATTTTTTGGATTTGGTATTTGTTGTGATATTATTTTGTGTTAAGTATTGTTTTTGTTGCGGTGATAATGTTAACCCACAATCAAATATTTTATCAGATTTTATGTTTAATCCTATGTCTCCTATATTTACAGGTGTTGTTTCAATCCATTTTTTACAATTCCAATTACCCAATGAACCTTTATATGTTCTATTTACAACTTTATCAGAAAAAATCATAGAATTTGAATTTACCATAGAGTAATTTCCATTTATTATTATTGAATTTCTTGTACCTAAATTCATAAATTTTTGACTTTTTTTATCTGTTAGATCATTATCTGGACTATAAGATTTTGATACACCAAAATCGTTTAAGATAAATAGTTGTCCGTAATTAGGAACATAATACTTTGTACCATATACAACATACTCCCAATACCCTCCTGGTTTCACATTATACACTAAAATGTTAGGTATTTTTACATCATTATTAATTAATTGTAACTTAGTTTGAATAGTGTGTATTCCCACCATTATTTGAAACAAGGCACTATATAATTGATCTTCATTAGGATTAGATTTTAACCAGTATGGCATATCACCAAGAGTTGCTAATTCAGTTACAAATATCAAACAATTACCACTAGAATTTTTCATTTTCTTTTTATTAAAATCATAAAAAGAAAATTCGCAATCACTACAAGTAAAAGTATCAATTAACAATGGTAAGTTAGGACAAATACCCTTAACGACTAAAGGATTAATTAAATCATTTAAATAGAAATATTCCCAAAAAGGTTGTTGATTTTTTACAATACTTTTTTGATTAAAAACTTTATTAGGGACTTTAGCTAATTTAACCGCGAATTTGTTGGAATTATCATCACACGGTGTAGGTAAACAAGCAGAATAAACATTACCAAAACTACCTCTTCCCAATAGTTTTGTTAATTCAAGTTTTTCAAGTAATTTTGTGTTTTTTCCATTTACACACACATTTCCGAATACTTTATTAATTGAACTTAGATGTTGTTTAATTAACTTGGAAAAATCTACTCGTGATTTTGTAGTTTCATAAACTAAAGACAAATCAACAGGTGTTTTTATTTTTAAATTTCTATATGATGCAATAATTTTTGCGATATTTCTATTTCCTATTTTTTCTTCTAAACAGTAAAATGCGATACCAATCATTGTATTTTTGTTTATTTGAGAAATCTTAGTCCAATTAGTAATTGTTGGGTCTTCACAAAATTTAATAATACTATTCATTATTTATTAATATTAAAATAATCTTTATAATTATTTAATATTATGATTAAGAATACCACTTACACAAACACATACAAACACAACAATATAATAAACATTAATGTTAAATCGTTAATATTAATTATATTAGAAATTATGAAATATTAAATGTTTGTATGATTTTACCATTTTTTGGTTTTTGTGTATAGTCTTTATGGATACTAAAAAATTCTTGAATGAAATAACCGGCTATTTCATCTTGGGGTCTTGTAGACCTATGGAACCTAGGTAGTAAAACACCAACCATACCATAAACACTAAGTTGATTTCTCATTTTTTCAGTTATATCTATTCTTGGATGCCGTTGATTGCGCTGGGATGCTTTAGGCCATCCTAGAAACATACGAATACAATCTTGTGTATCTATAATAAAATTACCTGGTGGTATTATATCTGGGTGATTATAGAATTGTTTGGATTTTGTATTTGTTGTTATATTTTTTTGTCTTAAGTAATCTTTTTGTTGTTGTGTTAATTCTAAACCACCGTCATATATTTCTTGAGTTTTTATGTCAATATGTGTATATGCCCATTTATAATGTTCTATTACATCAAACGTGTCAGGATTTTTTTTATTATAAGCTATTATAGAACCCTGAAATAATGCACCAAACTTCGAATTTGCAATAGAATATTTTCCATTTATTATTATTTTATTTCTTTGACTTAAACCAATCTCTTTCTCTTTTTTTGCACCTATTAGATTATAATCTGGACTATAAGTTTGTGATGTACCAAAATCGTTTAAGATAAATAGTTGTCCATAGTTAGGAACATAATACTTTTTACCATATACAACATATTCCCAATACCCTCCTGGTTTTACATCATATACTATAATGTTATCTGATTTAATATCACCATTTACTAATTGTAGCTTAGTTTGAATAGTGTGTATTCCTACCATTATTTGAAACAAGGCACTATATAATTGATCTTCATTAGGTTTAGGTTTAGAATTTACCCAGTGTCTCATATCACCAAGAGTTGCTAATTCAGTTAAAAATAGTAAACAATTATTACCACTAGATATTTTATCATGAGTATATTTATTTTTATCAAATTGGGGTGTAATTATTTCACAATCATTACAAGTAAAAGTATCAATTAACAATGGTAAGTTAGGACAAATACCATTAACGACTAAAGGTTTAATTAAATCGTTTAAAAAGAAATATTCGTGAAAAGGTTGTCGAAATTCAACAATTCTATTCCATCTAAATTCATTTTTCTTTAATTTAGCTAATTTAATAGCGAAATTGTAGGAATTATCATCACAAGGTTTAGGTAAACAAGCAGAATAAACATTACCAAAACAACCAAATCCCAATAGTTTTTTTAATTCAAGTTTTTCAAGTAATTTTGTGTTTTTTCCATTTACACACACCTCTCCAAATACTTTAACAATTGAACTTAGGTGTTGCTTAATTAAATTTGTCAAATTTACTCGTGATTGAGTAGTTCTATAAACTAAAGACAAATCAACAGGTGTTTTTATGTTTAAATTTCTATATGACTCAATTATTTTTGCGATATTTCTATTTCCTATTTTTTCTTCTAAACAGTAAAATGCGATACCAATCATTGTATTTTTGTTTATTTGAGAAATCTTAGTCCAATTAGTAATTGTTGGGTCTTCACAAAATTTAATAATACTATTCATTATTTATTAATATTAAATATTATTTAATATTATTTAATATTATGATTAAGAATACCACTTAATACACAAACACATACAAACACAACAATATAATAATATACATTAATGTTAATCGTTAATATTAGAAATTATGAAATATTAAATGTTTGTATGATTTTACCATTTTTTGGTTTTTGTGTATAGTCTTTATGGATACTAAAAAATTCTTGAATGAAATAACCGGCTAATATTTCTTCGGGACGTCCCTCATACATGTATTGTATAGGTAGAGCATATTCTCGAAGTAGACCTTTCATTTTTTTAGTTATAGGCATATCTTCATGAAACGGATCTCCCCATGATGATGCTCGTGCTCCTCCTGTAAACATACTCATACCATCTTGTGTGTCAAATATCAATTCTATTGGTGGCACTATATCTGGGTGATTATAGAAATTTTTGGAATTTATATCTGTTGTTATATTTTTTTGTTTTAGGTAGTCTTTTTCATTTTGTGTTAATTCTAAATTATCGTGTATTTTGTTAGTGTTTAGGTTTAATTTTGTCTCTGCTGTGGTACTAGGTATAACATCAATTAGATCTAATGGTTTATTATCACGTATTCTAATTATTACTCTTTGACCTAAACTCCTATTTACTATATCATCAAAATCATATCCTTCAAATGGTTCTACCCTATCTTCTCTATCAGTATATGGACTATAATATCTTGAAGCATTAAATTCTTTTATTACAAAGAGTTCTCCATAGTTAGGAACATAATATTTTTTACCGTATACGACATATTCCCAATATCCTCCTGGTTTTACCTTATGTACTAAAATGTTGTCTCTGTCTATCCTCCTATTAATTAATTGTAACTTAGTTTGAATAGTGTGTATTCCTGCCATTATTTGAAACAAGGCACTAAACATTTGATTTTCACTAGGGTTTCTATTATATTTTTTTATCCAGTTTTTCATAGTACCATAAGTTGATAATTCAGTTAAAAATATTAAACAATTACGATGTTCTTCTGGTTCTACATCTTGTTCACCATTTTTAACTCGACCCCACGAAAACAAACAATCATTACATGTGAAAGTATCATATAACAATGGTAAGTTAGGACAAATACCCTTAACGACTAAAGGATTAATTAAATCATTTAAATAGAAATATTCCATACCATTAAAAAATCGAAATTTTCGAATTTTTCCATTTATAATTAGATGTTCACTTACACTGCTTAATCTAACAGCGAATTTGTATAAATTATCATGACGGAAACTAGCAGAATAAGTAGTACCGAAATAATTTCCTAACAATTTTTGTGTTAATACAATTTTTTCAAGTAATTTTGAGTTTTTTCCCTCTAAACACCAATCTCCAGATGCTTTATTATTGATTGAACTTAGGTGTTGCTTAATTAAATTTGACAAATTTACTCGTGATTGAGTAGTTCTATAAACTAAAGACAAATTTATAGGTTTTTGGAGATGTGATTTTTTATATGATACAATTTTTTTCGCAATATTTTTATTTCCTATGTTGTTGTTTAAACAATGCACTGCTATATCAATCATTGTATTTTTGTTTATTTGAGAAATCTTATTCCAATTAGTAATTGTTGGTTTTTCACAAAATTTAGTAATACTATTCATTATTTATTATTTATTATATATATTATTTAATTAATTAAAGATTTTTTAAGACTTGTTCGTGTTTTAGGATTACTACTTAAGTAATTACTATTAGGTAAATTGTAATAGTCTTGTATAATTTTATTAAATCTTGACAACTCTTGTCGTGATATTTGAGATAAATATTTAAACCATATTGTATTAACTATATTGGGAATAAAATTAAACAATAAAATACCTATACCCCAACTAAGTGTACTTGCTTTTTCATTGTAAGTATTCAATTTAAAAAATCCTGCACCATCTCTATATTCATATGGAGGATAAGTTGCTATATATTCTTCATCTCGTATTAACATACTCCCTAAGTCAGCTATATATACCTTTATGTTATCATAATTATTTCTGAAAGGACATGAATATAATATGTTTTCTAATTTATAATCTGCATAAACTAGGTCTTGTTCTAATAAACATATAAATTGTTTTCTAATTTCATTTACTATACTTAGCACTTGTTTAGGTGTAACTTTACCAACTAATTTTTTCAAATCACCCTCATATTTATTCATTACATGGTAATGATATGAAACAAAGGGATCCTTTTTAAATACACCAATATAGTTAATATCTATTATTTTACAATTTTTTTGTTGTAGTTTTTTGTATATGATAGACTCGTCTATAAACAATTTATCACCTTTCTCTTGTATTTCTATTTTTACAGCTAATTGGCAATTGTGTAGTTTATCTTCAATTAAAAATACCTCTCCATAAACTCCTTCACCTATCATTTGTGTTTTTTTAAGATTATAATTAATACCTTTAATCACAACATTTATACCTTCATTAGTTATAGTCATACCTCTAAAATTTGTTGCTGGATTAAACATGTATTCATTTAATATTATTTGTTTATAGTTGTTTGTACCATAGGATTTCCAATCACTTTTAGACTTTTTACAAACTTGATTTTGTAATCGGAAAAATTTTCTTTCGTTAATTTCTATATCTGTAACATTATTAATATTTTGTATTTGATTGTAATGTTTCATTTGATTAGATTCTCTAAACACTACATTTTTGCTAGTCAACAACATATATACATCACTTACAAACTTTTTATTACCAATGTCGTTATAAATACAATATCTACATAGTTTTAACAATAAAAGTAATTTATTTTTACTTAAGCCTGATTTTAAAAAATCATAATTAGTTAGTTGTTTACAATCTTTCATTTATATAATAAAATAAAATTGATTATTACATATTTCAATTAATTAAATCATATATTATGATGAAAATATTATTGATAATAAGTTTAATTACTAATGTTTTATCTGTTAAATTGTGTAATAAAATTATTGGAAAATCAGGTAAAATTTTACTATATCCAGATTGTAAAGATGTAAACAAGCTAGAACTTAGTTTAAATTATATAAGAGAAACAGATATTAACGGAAAAAAGGTACCTAAACATTTTAAAGAAAATCTGGCTTCAAGTCTTTTTGTACCAGGTCGAGTATCTAAGGGTGTTTATGGAAATCCTCCTGTAAATGTCGCTAAATTCAATTTCAGTGCTTACATTACTAGTAAACTCAAAAAACAAACGATAGAATCACAACTAATTGTTGAAGTATTTGTCGTTAACAATAAAACTAGATTAGGTGTAATGGAGTTAGACAAAAACCAATTGAAATTTAACATAGTTTTAAACAATTGGTTATGGAAAAGCAAAACCAATAAAATGAACATTGGTATCAGTTTAAAACTATTTAATTTTAATAGTCGAGTTCAACAAACTAGAGATAGTGAAATAATTACTTTAGATATGGGTTTGTTAAGTATGAGTTCTCCTATTAACAAAAGTGCCTTGTGCGGTTTTAATATGTGTGATGTTTACATGAGTGTAGAAGATACTTTTACTAATAATTTGTATGTTCCAATTAGTGAAACACAAAATTCTTATGGTCCTAGTCCTTCGACTGGTCCTTCTCCTAGTCCTTTTTTGGGACCTAGTCCTAGTCCTTATTCTACAGAAAAAATTATAAACATAAACTACTTATTTCCTTATTTTGGAAATAAATTAGTTTATGATCCTGTATTTTCTGTTAATAATCAATATACAAACACATCTACTACAAATTTACCTACTACAAATTTACCTACTACAAATTTACCTACTACAAACACACCTACAAACACACCTACAAACATACCTAATATAATTACTTCTATTACATCAGGAATAAACTATAATCCACCTAGTATTATCATAAATGTCATAGCTTTTATCATGCTTTTATACATATATTATATGTAATTAAGAATATTGTAGGTAGTGTAGTGTAGTTTAGTGTTGTGATGTGATTAAAATAAGTTATTAATATTATATAATTAAAATTAATTATATAATTTTTGTGAATATATATATAAATGGCAACTACTCGAGATGATTTAAAAATGTTAGATAAAGTTAAATATAACAAGTATTTGGTACCAAGTTGGAAATTTACTAAATACAAAAGTATTAATGGAAGAATTTTCAAAGGAAACATGAAAAATAGATTGTTTAATGATGTTAACAAAATGTTAGGTCAAAAAGGAAGAGAAGTTATGTTAGACTTTTATTTTGAAAATGGTGACAATAGTTATCGTAGACTATCAGCAATGTTAAAACCTATACAAATGTTGGCATACGATTTAGTAACATCAACTGGTCTTCGTATTAAAAATAAGGGAAGAATGTTTATATCTAGTTACAAAGTAAACCAAAAAAGTTCACAAATGGATCCTAGTATGAAGTATCATGCTGATGATAGTCTAGGAGAAGGTAATGTTGAAACTTGTATATTTTACATTAAAAAAAGTGATAAAATTAAAGGAGGTAATTTGTGTTATATCAATTCTAACGGTGAGAAAAAACTAATTAGAATAAAAGAAAATGATTTATTGGTTTTTAGTGGTGATATCGAACATAAACCTAATTTAGTAACAGGTGTAGGTGAAAGAAATGCTGTTATTTTACAATTTCATTCTATGAGATAATTTACAAACTACTGTGTGAAGCTGATATAACTGTTAGTATATATAACATAATCGATACTAAACTACAACTAAAAAATATAGAAACATGTCTCCTAAAAGTTGGATAACTTCTATATAAACTTGTTTCGTCGCTTTTTTCTTCGTCTTGTTTTTCTTCTTTTTTCTCTTCTACATAATTATTGATAATAATTATTTGATTTTGTTTAGGAATACTATTGGATAATAAACTATTGTTTAAACACAAGTTTTCTCTAGTTATTTCGTATATGATACCACATAATTCTATGTCATAAGTCAAACTAATCGTGTAGTCTAAGTTATTGTGAATAATTTTCCATTTATATCTAAAATTTTGCCTTGGAATATTTATTTTAGTTTTTAAAAAATCTAACAACTCATTTGGAGATAGATTAAGAAAAAAAGTATAATCAACCTTAAATAAATATTTTTCAATTCTCTTACTAATTATTGAATGATTATGTTTATATATAATCATTGGAACACTTGTAAAAATAGGTTTAACTATGTTGGGATTTATATTAATATTTAAAATCTGTATATTTATGTTATTATTTATAATTGGATTAACTACAACCGGCTTTTTACACAACATACACTTAGCATCTTTTGACTTAATCCAATCAAAAAAACAATTGATATGATAGTAGTAAACACAATCACACAATATATTTTTAATAAAATTAGTTTCGTCAAGACATATTATACAATGTTCATCTACATTATTTTGGTGTATTATTTCAACATCATTATAATCAAATTCCATAATTTATTTTAAATAGTATAATATAAAAACTCAACAAAATAATTAAACAATATAATCAATAAATGAAAACATTACTGTTATTACCTAATCAACTATTTAGCAATAAATATATTTCTAATCTCGATATAACACATATAATTTTGTGGGAACATCCTGATTATTTCACAAAGTATAATTTCAATAAAAAGAAATTAATACTACATAGAGCATCAATGAAATATTACCAACAATATTTAACCAACAAAAAATACAAAGTTCAATACATTAATTTCAATCAACAATTTACATTCAAAACCAATATGTGTATGTTCGATCCAATCAATAAAATGAAATTACCAAAACACATAGATATTTTAGAATCACCCAATTTTTTACTAACAAGTAATGATTACAAATTATACAGAAATAAAACAAAAAGTTTTAAGTTCAATAACTTTTACCTATGGTCTAAACAACAACTAGATATTTATCCACAACTAAAGTCACTAGATAAATACAATAGAGAAACATTCAAAAACAAACAACAAATACCACAATTAAAACAAATACACTCTGCTAACGACAAAAAACTAATAACAGAAGCAACAACATATGTCAACAAACATTTCAGTAAAAATTTAGGTAATACAAATAACTTTATATATCCAATTACACACAAATCTACACTCGTTTGGTTTAACAACTTTTTAACAAAGAAATTAAACAATTTTGGACCATACCAAGATTTCGTTAAGCAAGATGAAAACTTTATGTTTCATTCAGTGTTATCTGCCAGTATCAACATAGGTTTGTTAAACCCACGAGAGATAATAGAAAAATTACATAAAGTTTATAAAAAAGTTAGAGAAAATAGTTTTGAAGGATATTTAAGACAGCTATTTTGGAGAGAATATCAAAGATATACTTACACATATATAGATTTCTCGAAACACAATTATTTTAATCTCAACAAGAAATTAACCAAACAATGGTATAATGGAACATTAGGTATTAAACCAATAGATGACTTAATTGTTTCTGGTATAGATACTGGTTATATTCATCATATCGGAAGACTAATGTACATTGGAAACTATATGGTATTAAGTGGTATTTCACCGAAACAAGGTTTTAAATGGTTCATGGAATTTTCGTGTGATAGTTATGAATGGGTAATGTATCAAAATGTATTAGATATGGTATTTTTCGTTACAGGTGGAATGACTACCCGTAAACCTTATATTTCTTCATCTAACTACTTAGTTAAAAACAGCGATTATAGTTGTGATAATTGGTGTAGTGTTTGGGACCAAAAATACAAAATGTTTCTTAAAAACAATAAACAAAAACTTTGGAAATTTAGATATCATTTTCCAACATTAAACAAATAATTTATTACAAATGAATATTTAATTTCTTCTTATAAATCCTGTTTGTAAAGATAAATCTAAGGCACATCTATAGCAAATAAATATGGGTACGGTTGCCAAACCATTTATTTCATTATATCGTAATCTTTCAGCTATATCATATATATTTAATTCGCCTTCAATATCTGCATTACACCTACGACAATGAATAAGTGTTTGATAATCTGGGTGATTTCTTACATTATCAAAAATAATTCCCCTTTGTCTTCTTAACATAGGCATTGGTGGTATATCTAATGCTTTGCTTCTCCATCTTTCCGCGAATGCTTTTACTCTGTTTCGTTTAGCTATACTCTTTTGTTTTCGTTCATTTATGTTATAAACATTTTGTTTCATATTTTTACGAGTTTTTAATGTATTTCCTAAGTCATTATTTGGTAGATAATTTGAAATTTCAGTCATTAGATAAGAGTTATCGAAAACATCACCAGCAGTGGCAGCAGGCATATCACCAGCACTAGGTTTTTTACCAGCGGCACCATCACGTGGGTATGGACTACCATAATCACCAGCACCAGCAGAAAGAGCACGAGCACTAGGATTTTTACCAGCGGCACCAGCAGCACTAGGATTTTTACCGGGACTAGACTTTTTTTTAGCAGGGGGACTAGACTTTTTTTTAACATGTGTAGGTCTAGACTTTTCAAGTAAAGTCTTATGTATTCTTCTAGCTGTATTACATTTTTCTAAAAGTTTTACTAATTCAGCCTTATTATTTTTAGAGTATCCTCTACAACCTTTTTTTTTCAATTCTGCTTTTAATTGTTCAACAGTTAAATCATTAATATTTGACATTATTTATTATATATATTTTTTTTCAATACTAATTAATTTGATAAGAATTGTTACATTTTTGCCTAACCTAAAAATGTAAAATAATTTATATTACACTTATAAATTATTTAAATCTCAATTTCAAGTATAAATCTTTTGAACATTTACGACAAACAAATGAATATTTAATTTCTTCTTATAAATCCTGTTTGTAAAGATAAATCTACGGCACATCTATAGCAAAGAAATATGGGTACGGCCAAACCATTTATTCCATTCCATCGATTATATCGTAATTTTTCAGCTATATAATCCCTAGCTATATCATCAAACCTTATTTCGCCTTCAATATCTGCATTACACCTACGACAACGAATAAGTGTTTGATAATCTGGGTCATCATAATTAATTCCCAATATTCTTCTTAACCTAAGTGGTGGTTTATCTAATGCTTTGTTTCTCCATCTTTCCGCGAATGCTTTTAGTCTCCTTCGTTTATCTATATTAATATTACTAATATTTTGTCTCATTTGTTTATGAGTTTGTAATGTATTTCCTAAGTCATTATTTGGTAGATAATTTGAAATTTCAGTCATTAGATCAAAGTTATCGAAAACATCACCTGGGTATGGACTATAATAAATAATCTCATCATCACCAGCACCAGCAGCAAGAGCACGAGCACTAGATTTTTTACCAGCGGCACCAGCAGCAAGAGCACTAGGATTTTTACCGGGACTAGACTTTTTTTTAGCAGGAGGACTTAACTTTGTTTTTGACTTTTTAACACGTACAGGTCTAGGATTTTCAAGTAAAGTCTTTTTTTTTCTTCTAGATGTAGATGTATCACATTTTCGTAAAAGTTTTACTAATTCAGCCTTATTATTTTTAGAGTATCCTCTACAACCTTTTCTTTTCAATTCTGCTTTTAATTGTTCAACAGTTAAATCATTAATATTTGACATTATTTATTATATATATATATATATATATTTTCAATACTAATTAATTTGATAAGAATTGTTGCATAAAAAAAAACCCTCTATAAAGAGGGTTTTTGCCTAACCTAAAAATGTAAAATAATTTATATTACACTTATAAATTATTTAAATCTCAATTTCAAGTATAAATCTTTTGAACATTTACGACAAACAAATGAATATTTACTTTTTTTTCGCTTTATATTTCGTTTTATAAGCTATCTCTCTTTCACATTTACGGCAAAGAAAGATAGGTTTGGTAGCTACACGATCCAAGAAATTTTGATGTAATATTTCAGGTACATCATAAGAATATATTTCGTTTCCCATTTCTTTGCCACATTTACGACAAGTACGGAGTATTATATAGTCTGGGTTATCAGGATTTGGCCAAGTCATTCCCATTCTTCTTAACCTAAGTCTCTCTTCTTGTGATGGTTCTTTTTTTTGTTTCCATTCTCCCATTAATGCTTTTAGTCTCCTTCGTTTATCTATATTACTAATATTTTGTCTCATTTGTTTATGAGTTTGTAATGTATTTCCTAACTCATTAACTGGTAGATAATTTGAAATTTCAGTCATTAGATAAGAGTTATCGAAAACATCACCTGGGTATGGACTAGGTTTTTTACCAGCGGCACCATCACGTGGGTATGTACTACCATAATCACCAGCACCAGCAGAAAGAGCACGAGCACTAGGATTTTTACCAGCGGCACCAGCAGCAAGAGCACTAGGATTTTTACCGGGACTAGACTTTTTTTTAGCAGGAGGACTAGACTTTTTTTTAACATGTGTAGTTCTAGACTTTTCAAGTAAAGTTTTATGTATTCTTCTAGCTGTATTACATTTTCGTAAAAGTTTTACTAATTCAGCCTTATTATTTTTAGAGTATCCTCTACAACCTTTTTTTTTCAATTCTGCTTTTAATTGTTCAACAGTTAAATCATTAATACTTGACATTATTTATTATTATATATATTTATTTTTCAATACTAAATAATTTGATAAGATTGTTGCATAAAAAAAACCCTCTTTATAGAGGGTTTTTTGCCTAACCTAAAAATGTAAAATAATTTATATTACACTTATAAATTATTTAAATCTCAATTTCAAGTATAAATCTTTTGAACATTTACGACAAACAAATGAATATTTACAACCAATCAGAATTTTTTCGCTTTATATTTCGTTTTATAAGCTATCTCTCTTTCACAATTATAGCAAAGAAATACGGGTATGGTTTCCAAATTATTTATTTGATTATATTGTAATCTTTCAGCTATATTATCTATACTTATTTCGCCTTCAATATCTGCATTACACCTACGACAACGAATAAGTGTTTGATAACCTGGGTTATATATTATGTCATAGATATTTCTCCTTTGTCTTCTTAACCTAGGTGGTTCTGGTGGTAATAGTGTTCTTTTCCAATCGTTAATTTTTCTTGCTATTTTCTTTCGTCTATCTAGATTATAATTATTTTCCCTCATTTTTTTATTAGTTTGTAACATATTTTTAAAATCATTAGTTGGTAGATAATTTGAAACTTCAGACGATAGATAAGAGTTATCGAAAACATCACCAGCACCAGCAGAAAGAGCACGAGCACTAGGTCTTTTACCAGCGGCACCAAGAGCACTAGGTCTTTTACCAGCGGCACCAAGAGCACTAGGTCTTTTACCAGCGGCACCAGCACTAGGTTTTTTACCGGGACTAGACTTTTTTTTAGCAGGAGGACTAGACTTTTTTTTAACATGTGTAGATCTAGACTTTTCAAGTAAAGTCTTATGTATTCTTCTAGCTGTATTACATTTTTCTAAAAGTTTTACTAATTCAGCCTTATTATTTTTAGAGTATCCTCTACAACCTTTTCTTTTCAATTCTGCTTTTAATTGTTCAACAGTTAAATCATTAATACTTGTCATTATTTATTATATATATATTTTTTTTCAATACTAAATAATTTGATAAGAATTGTTGCATAAAAAAAACCCTCTTTATAGAGGGTTTTTTTGACTAATCTAACAATGTAAAATAATTTATAACACATTTATACATTATTTAAATCTCAATTTCAAGTATAAATCTTTTGAACATTTACGACAAACAAATGAATATTTACCACCAATTATATAATCTTTATGTGGTATGTCAAAGATCCGTGTATAACATTTGCGACAATACCCTTTATGGTATCGAACCAAACGAGATGGACGAGCCAATATATAGTCTTCAGAATTTTGTTGATATTGCTTAATTTTTTTAATAATTCGTTTTCGACGAGATAACTCGTGAATTTTTAATCCACCTGGTCTTTTATGAGTAGAAAACAGATTTTTGATATCATTAGTTGATAAACAAGTTGATATTTCATTTAATAATTCGTTGCTATCGAAAATTTTACTTACAATTTTTTCTGTTGTTTTGTATTCCACAGGAACGGCTACAGACTGTGTGTCTGCGGACATCTCGCTTGAGGTGCGAAAAACCTTGGGTGACTGATGAGGAGACATAGTCAATTTATTTAGTAAAAATTTTAAAAAAACAATTTTATTAACAATTATAATTTAATAATACTATTTATCTATGTTGTTTTCGTGCTTTTTCAATTATTTTGTGGAGTTTTTCTACTGCTTTAGTAGTAGACTTAGCGAAAACATCAGGATAAACACAATGAACTAGTGCCTTCATACTAGCTATAAACAATATAATAAAGCAAGTAAAAGATAGTTTGAAATGTTGAACATATGTCATTCCTACATTTTTTGGGTGTTGAAATTCAAAATTTAATAGTTTATAAAACATTTATTCTATTAAAATATTTTAAATATTTTAAACTCTGTTTTCTGGTTCAACATATTTCATTCCTAATCTTTTAAGTATTTGTCGTTCTGTGTAAACAGGCAATCTATTGTTTTTTAAATCAAATAAACCATGTTGATTTAATCTTAGACCCAGTTTTTTCGCAAGTGTTCTTGTTTCAACATTGAAATTTTGACTACCTGTAAAATATAATAATCCAGATCCCCATTCATCTTTAGGTAGAAATTCGATGTCTAGTCTAAAATGAAACCACTGGTTGTTGGGACAATGTACTATTCCCATAAATTTTTCTTGTTTCATACTTAAAACATCTGTAATGATTCCATATTCTTGTAGTGTATCTACTATTTGTTGTAAATTTATCTTTTCGCTAGTAATAAGACAATCAATGTCTCCAGACGAATCTTGTTTCCTTCTGTAAGAACCAGCAATTTCCATTTTAAAATTTTTGAGTCCATATGTTAATCCTAAAGCAAGTTTCATTACATTTTTAAATATCGTGATGTATTGTCTTGGTATCTTTTTCTGTAAGTCTTGATAATATTTTAGACCTATGATTTGATTTGCTGTTAAAAGGTGTTGATTTTGTCTTAACTGTTGTATTGTAGTTATGTTTTGATCGTATAATTTTTCTGCTTTAACGATTCCTACACCCCAAATTTTAGTGAATTTTTCTAGTACTTTGTTTCTTTCGTTAGTTTCTTGTTTAATTTTTTCTACCAAATCTATTTTTCCTGTATCTAGTAGTTGTTTGATTTTTTGTGTGATTCCTTTCCCTATCGATTTCACATTTTTTAGCTGTTTAATATCTGTTATTTCGAAATCTAATGATTTGATAGCTTTGATGGCATTTTTATAGGCTTTAATTCTCCAAGTATCTTTTTTGTATATGTAGTATTGTTCTAATATTTTAAGATTACTTTTGATTGACTTATTCATTGTTAAACAATTTATTATAAATTAAAAATAAATAATTATAAATAAATGTCAGCAGGAGGATTATCATACAGCGGTTTAGTAAACCATGGAAAAGTATCTCTACCATCTGTAAGTGGTTGGGGAACAAATTTAAATATACTTAGGGACCCTCCCAAGTCTATTAAAACTAGAAAGATTGATAAAGTTGGAGACACCAACTTAATTATTGACGATATTGAAGCAGGTAGTGATAGAATTTGTGAAGCTATTAATGTATATGCCAGAGGTGTAAATCCATCTGTAAGTGTATCTTATAGTAATAATGGAAGTAATGGTGGTCGTAGATCTGGTGGTATAACCAATATGAGAAGTGCTAAACCTCCTATTCAAATAATGAAAGATGGAGCATTTAGACCTCCCATTCGTCTCCAACAAGACTTACTTCCGTTATCTCGTCAGAATCGCCTAAAAACAGAAATTGCACCTACTCCTGGTTTTGCTGATTTTACAAAAGTAGTAAAAAAATGCGGAGATGCTAGTAACACTAAAGAAGTTAAAAACAATTTACTAAATGTAAATTCTGTTCCTACTAAAACTTATAAGTTAACTCCTGGTGTAAAAGAAAATTTTGAAATAAAATATGTAATACAACCTAGTATTACTAATAATGTAAAGACTGGTGTAAGAGGTACTGATATTACACAATTAGTTGTTAAAGAACCTACAAAAGAATTAAATCGTTACAATATTCATGCAGATTTAATAACAAATAAAACAGACATTAACAACTATGTTTCTAATAATGGTGATATATCAAAAGATAACTACATACAAGACCAATTAGTTTCAGATGTAACTTTAAATAAAACAGACATAAACAACTATGTTTCTAATAATGGTGACATATCAAAAGATAACTACATACAAGACCAATTAGTTTCAGATGTAACTTTAAATAAAACAAACATAAACAACTATGTTTCTAATAATGGTGACATATCAAAAGATAACTACATACAAGACCAATTAGTTTCAGATGTAACTTTAAACAAAACTGATTTACGACATAACACTACATCTCTTAATGATATTGCTGGTGTAACTAATATACCAGTATTCGAAAACATAATACACACAGATGCTAGTTCTGGTCTCAAATATGGTGAAAAAGTTAAATATCTTCACGAAGATTTAACTTTAGATAAAAATTTACCTATCTATTCATCTACTACTAATCATGGTGATAGTAGAGTAAGTAAAATTAAACACGACTATCTTAATTCTGTTGAGTTATCTAAAAATAATCCCAACTATTCATTTACAACTAATAGTGCCAAACAAGGTAACTATGTAAATGTCGACAGAAAAGCTAATTTAAGACCTAGACTAGAATACGGAGGATTCCATAACAACAGCAGTAAACCAATGCTAGCTGAAAATGTAGAAAACTTATTTTACTCTAATCATATAGATTCTAACAATTTATCAAAAAAGACTCTAAGAAACTACGAAGGAAGGTTTAACTAATTTTCATTCCAACAAAACCAACAAAGCGATCTGTATTTATTTTCAGCACCTATATCTATACTATTTTCTCCTTCTTTAACCACATTAAACATCCTAGTTTCGTTGTTTAACAAATATTTTGAATTTATAATTGCTTTTTTATTGCAATTATAACATACATTTTTGATTTCTTCTATTGAGTCAGCCAACTCTAGCAACCGTTTAGAACCTTCGAATAATCGAGTAAGATAATCAGTTTTTAACCCATAACATATTACATTTATTTTGTATGTTAAATCTCTCAATCCTTCTACATTTCGAGAAGATAAAAATTGTGCTTCGTCAATTAATATAAACTCAATATTAGAAGTATCTATAATTGAGTCAAAATCGTACATTTCTGGTGTAATAAGTAAATCAACTTGTTGAGAATCTACCACTCTCGAGTTGATTTCGTCTGTTGAAAATCTATTGTCAATACTAGGTTTCATTAGTAATATATTTTTATTTTGTTGTTTTAAGTTGTATGACATCATTAGTAAATTACTTGTTTTAGAACTATTCATTGTTCCATATTTAAAATGTAGTTTCATTATATAATTATTTCTAATTAATATAATATAAAAAAATAAATTTTATTTTAAATGGAAAATAAAAATAAGGGAATATCAGGATTGTGTAATTTAGGAAATACTTGTTACATTAATAGTTGCTTACAATTACTATCTCACACATATAAATTAAACGAAAAATTAGATAACGAAAGTTTATACAAAAAACTAGATACATCTAGAATAGAATCTATATTACTCACGGAATGGAACCAATTAAGACAAATGCTGTGGAAACAAAATTGTGTAATAGAACCCAACAGATTCGTAAACATTATACAACACGAAAATAAAAAATTTATAAGAAACACTTCTTGTGATGCTTGCGAATTTCTAGAATTTTTGATCGATGCTTTCCACGAATCGTTATCTAGAAAAACTCATATAACACTAGATGATTCTAATGATGTTTGTTACCAGTTTATACAAACATTATACAAAGACAATTATTCAGAAATTTTATCTTTGTTTTACGGTATACAAATTAGGGAAATATCTGATGCTTCGTCAAACCAAGTGTTGTCTACTAAACCAGAACAATTTCAGATATTAAAGTTGTCTATACCTAGCTGTAGTACAGGTGTTTCTATCTATGATTGTTTAGACAATTACTTTTCAACCGAAATGTTGAAAGATGATAATGCTTGGTTTAATGAAGAATTAAATACAAAACAAGATGTTAAAATTTGCTATCAGATTTGGAAATTTCCCAAAATACTTATAATTCAATTGAAACGGTGGATAACAGGAGCTACAAGTAAGAAAGACTTTACTTTAGTAGACATAGATTCTTTACAAGATTTTACTATCAATCTACAAAAGTATCACAAAAATAGATGTAATACATATTACACACTCTATGGTGTGTGTAATCACATAGGAGATGTTAATGGAGGTCATTACACTGCTTATGTTAAAAATTCTAATAGATGGTTTTGTATTAATGATACAAATGTTTCTATGATTCCGAAAGAAAAAGTTATTTGTAACGAAAATTATTTACTATTTTTTCATAAAAATTGTAATTAAAATATAAATAGTTGTTAGATTTTATAAATAATGCAAATATTTATAAAATTTAAGTCAACAGGCAAAACCATAACATATGATCCTGTTTCAAAAAATGTAACTTTAGGAAAAATACTACAAGATGTAGTTGTTAAACACAACTTAAAACTAACTAAAAACACAATTAAACTTATTAATTGCTACGATAGTAGAGTAAATGTAGAATTAAATAAAAGTTTAAATTTACACATTTGTTTAGCTAATTTATACACGAATCGCATAGTCAAAGAGATATGTTTAGAAATAGAATAAGTAGAGTAGTACGATAAATATTAATAATCTATATTAGTTACACTAAATTTTCCGTCACAATCATCATAAAACATATATCGTACTGATAAACCCATATTATTTGTAAAAAAATATTCTGAATGATTTAATATACTTTCAACTATTTCATATAGTTTTATATGTCTGCTAGATAAATCTACTAATGTTTTTGTTGTTCTATATCTATCTGGATTAAAACGAATAAAATGTACATTTTCACCAAAATCTTGATGTATTTGAATCATTCTAGTTTGTTCACAATCACAAGCACGAGATTTATGTTGATTTTCATCATTTTCTACAATTAGTATTCCATATGATGTATGGAATATAAAATCTGGTCTTCTAGAAGAACAACCATCCATTACTCGTTTGTCATTGATAAATTGTAATTTTTTATTTGTAAAAAATTTTAACATTTCATTTTCAGAATATTTTAGTCTATCTTTATGAATTTCTGAACAACTTAGTAAACATTTACTATCTTTATCACAAACCATTTCAGTTAATCCACATTTAATACATGTAGTTGTTAAGTTTGATTTATAACCATTTGGAAAATGATTATCACAATATTCATATGGGTATTGTCCTGATTTAGAATAGATAGAAATTAATTTACATTTTGAATAAATACATGATTTTACTTTCCATTGTTTTGATTTATCACAATGTTTCGCACATTTGATTTTACCTGTTAAATGTGTTCCATAAACAGGTCTAGTATTACAATCTTCTTGTAAACATCTTTTATTTACAACATTAACCATTCCTGGTTGTTTGTGGTCTTTACAATATAGTGGTTTTTTCCATTGTGTTCCATAAGCAGGTTGAGTATTACAATCTTCTTGTAAACATCTTTTACTTACAACATTAACCATTCCTGGTTGTTTGTGGTCTTTACAATATAGTGGTTTTTTCCATTGTGTTCCATAAACAGGTCTAGTATTACAATCTTCTTGTAAACATCTTTTATTTACAACATCAACCATTCCTGGTTGTTTGTGGTCTTTACAATATAGTGGTTTTTTCCATTGTGTTCCATAAACAGGTAGAGTATTACAATCTTCTTGTAAACATCTTTTATTTACAACATCAACCATTCCTGGTTGTTTGTGGTCTTTACAATATAGTGGTTTTTTCCATTGTGTTCCATAAACAGGTAGAGTATTACAATCTTCTTGTAAACATTTTCTATGTACAACATCAACCATTCCTGGTTGTTTGTGGTCTTTACAATATAGTGGTTTTTTCCATTGTGTTCCATAAGCAGGTTGAGTATTACAATCTTCTTGTAAACATCTTTTACTTACAACATCAACCATTCCTGGTTGTTTGTGGTCTTTACAATATAGTGGTTTTTTCCATTGTGTTCCATAATTAGGTTGAGTATTACAATCTTCTTGTAAACATTTTCTATTTACAACATCAACCATTCCTGGTTGTTTGTGGTCTTTACAATATAGTGGTTTTTTCCATTGTGTTCCATAATTAGGTCTAGTATTACAATCTTTTTGTAAACATTTTCTATTTACAACATCAACCATTCCTGGTTGTTTGTGGTTTTTACAATATAGTGGTTTTTTCCATTGTGTTCCATAAACAGGTCTAGTATTACAATCTTTTTGTAAACATTTTCTATAACTTATTTGTTTATGATAACCACAAACTTGTTTACCATCACTTTCTCTAATAAACATAGATTTATATTTACATCTCTCGTTATTTTTATTAATATTTTCACAAATATTTTCACAAATATTTATATTCATATTTAATTTTTATAGTAAATATAAACAAAAATTAATTTTATTATTAAAGATTAGAATAGGTAGTAATTACATTTACAAGTTGAAGACTTACAAAAATCGATTTTTTTAATGTGTTTTTCAACTTGTTTTTCTTCGTTAACAACTTTAGAATTATTTTTAATATGTTTTTTACAAACTAGTTTAAAGTCCGTCTTCCTAATGTAGTTATGCTCTTTATCACACTTAGTATTATCTTGTTCAACATGTTCACAAATCTTTATTTTGGTCATACTTGATTTTTTATCAATATAATATAAAAAATCAAAATTATTTACAACAAAGTACAACATGGCAATTTAGATGCTCGTGGTTTTATAGTTATTTCTACAGATTTTTGTGATTCAATGTATTGTTCGATAGTTGTTGTAATAAGGTGTTGTATTAAGTTGTCTATATTTTCGAACAATTTCACACTTATATCAAAATAATAGTATTGAGAATCATATGTAAAATTTTGGTGTAAATCATCTAGTACATCTACTTCGTCTAATTTATTTCCTACAATTATAACTTTTGTGTGATTTTTGATCAAACACTTTTTGCTAATGTCTATCCATTTTTGTATGTTTTCTTGTGTTTTTTTGTCTGATAAACTAAACATAATAATAACACAATCATATTTCATTCTTTCTGAAAAGTATGGTTGTGTTATGAAATCATACTTTTCGTCTCCAGAGAAGTCCCAAAATTGTAGTTTAATTTTGTTTCCACATGGTGTTGGTTTTTCTATAATATCTATATCAACACCTACAGTAGGTGTAATATTTTGGATGATGTTGTTGTGATTACATTTCTGTAACAAACTGGTTTTTCCTACATTACAATCTCCTAACAAAGCTATTTTTGATTTATAATCATAAGATATCATTTATCTTAAGCAATTGAATTATTTATCATAATTTTCAAAATAAGCATATTCTTTTGGTATTTCTTTGTAGATTCCTCTTTGTTTAAGGTTGTTGATTGCATTTTTTGCTGATAGTTGTTCTGCTAGGTCTTTTTTGTTTCCAACTCCGTATCCGATTAGTGTCCAGAAAGGTTGTGGTAAAAACTTTTTTTCGTGTTGTTTGTCTGGGTTTTCTATTTTTTTTTTGGATTTTCCTTGTGGAACTAGGTATAATTCTGAAATTGTTTTGTTTAAACTTTCTGATCTGTAATTAATGTATACCCATGTGCCTAGTGTTTTGTGTGTGTCTAGTGTTTCTTTCAATATAGTTTTTGAATCATATAAATCTTCATATTTTAAAGACATATCTATTTTATCAAACAGGTTTGATAAAATATCAAAAACAACTGCATAACCTACTCCCACTCGTGTTGTTTTATCGACTAAAAATTCTGTGCAACCAATAAATGCTTCAAAAACATCTTCTAACAAATCTTTTTTGTTTAGGTTTCTGCATTTTTTACTTGGGTTTTCTGTATCTCTTTCAAGTGGTGCTGATATGTATTCCCAAAATCCCAAGTTATCTGCTATTTTTTCAAATGATGATTTTGATCCATAGTTAATTCTTAGTCTGGCAATTATCTTAACACCAAGGGTACAATCGAGTTGTGGAAATCTGTTGTAACAGTACCATACAATAAATTTATTTATAGTGACATCTCCTAATTGTTCAAATCTTTCATAATTGTTGTATGGATCACAAGTAGCCGTTGTGAATACACTTTCGTAGGATTTGATTGATTCTTTACTTGTTAGTAAATCAATGTATTTTTGACTGATATTATTACTTAATTTAAGAATTTTTGTGATAAAATTTTTAAATTCATCACCTCTTGGTGCATTATAAATAGTTATGCTGGTCGACATAATTAATATTAATTAATTATTTTTTAAATAATCAATTTTATTAAATAAATATGAAATATATAACATTGACATTTAGTAGAAAAGGTAATTTAATACCTAATGAAATTCAAGGTGGTGTTGCTGGTTTACGACATGTTGAACACGGTTTTTTAATTCCTTTAATTAACATAGGATATCTAACTAAAAGAAAAGTAATATTTCCGCCACCTTGGTTGTGTTTACTTGCTAAACACAACAATAACAAAAAAATTGATAAAATTAGTGAATGGAATGAATATTATGATATAGGTAATAATTATAAAGATGATAATATCTTAGCTTTTAATAATAATGGTTCTATTACAACATATAAATCAGTGAAATATTTATCAGTAGAAAACATAAGGAATAATACAATTAATTTAAATAATTTTCCAGAAGACATAATTGTATTAACTAACATACAAACACAAAAATTTCCTGTTTATCATGAATTACCATTTGATAATAGACTAAAAATTGTATTTAAATCGTCTTATTTAGTAAAAAATTGTGTTAGAAACATATTATTTGAAAATAATTTACTTACAAATAATTACACCTTTATACATTTACGAAGAGGTGATATGTTAGACAATGATATTTTAATACCACCCAAAGGTTCTAGAACTATTACTAATCCATATTGTATAGCATATTTTTTGAAAAATAAAATATCAAATATAAATATTATTATAAGCACAAATGAAAAAGATGTTGAATATAAAAAAACTATAAGAAACTTAGTAAATGATAAACACATTTTTTTCGAAGAAGAGTTATTTAGAAACTTACCAGATTTCAACAACTATATATTTTACCAAATTTGTAATGAGTTAGCTAATCAAAGTAATGTAAATGTAGTTACACATAAACTGAAACTAGGCAATAAAATAGACTATAAATTGAGTGATTTTGAAGGTATATGTAGTAACGAAAACAATATAAGACAACTATCTAATTTAAGTGGAATATTTTAAAAAACTATATAAAGAATTACTATTATTACTTAAATTGAAATGAGTTATAAAACTAATCAACAGTTATATGAATCTGATAAACCATCTAGTAGTAATACACCCAATGTTTATCATATTACCTCTCTAGATGATAGAAATAGATTAATCGAAAGTACTACAATGTTAGTAGTATACAATTTCGCAGTTTGGTGTGGTCCCTGTAAAACAATTGCAGAAAATTACAACAAACTAGCACAGGAACTCCAAAAATCTTGTTTACTAGTTAAGGAAGATGTGGGATTAAATTTAGGAAATCATCCACAAAGAGTGATGGGAGTACCTTGTTTTCATATATACAAAAACGGTTCATTTGTACCAAGTATGACAGTTACGGGTGCCAATCTAGATGAACTAAAAGCAAATGTTTTAAAACTTTTAAACTTAAATTAGATGATTAGAGTTATTTTTAATTTATTTAATAAAATATTAAATAAATGTTAGATGGTTTCAAAGTATTACACATTAAACAATTTTTAACCTATAAAGTTTTAGGAAAAAAATTAGTAGATATAGTATTTTTTAGAATGAGTTTGGATAATATGTGTAAAAATCAATTTGAAATGTTCAAAAATTACTTACCTTGTAAACTAATTAATATAGAAACGAAAGGTCACTACTTATTTTTTAATTTTAAAAGTTGTAAAGACAACCAAGACTTATACATAATACAAGATTTATACATAAATGATGAGTGGGTTCATAGTTACGATAATGATTGTAAATTTTTTTTAAGATTTGATAAAACAATTATTTGGTTTAAATCAAATACAACAACTAGTTGTAATATTCATATGTCTCGACATAATATAATATATAATTTACATAAAAATATACTAGGTATAGATATATTAACACCAACTTTAAATTAAATAATTTTTTAAATATATTAAAACTAGAATCTTTGTTTGATTTAACTGTATTTGATTTATTGTTTATGTCACATTTGATATGCGGTTTTGGTGAAATATCGATTACAAAATCAGTTGCTAAAAATAACTTAATACGATTAAAAAAAATTAAAGATTTAACTATAGGAGAAAAACAAGAAATATTTAAAATTTTATATGTTATACCTAGATTATTATATAATAATTATACCTATCATTTTTTACGATAAGATAGTCTAACATTTGGATTCTGCATAAATTCAGGAGGTAAACATTCTCGATATACAATTAAATCGAATTGGTCACTATCCCATATTGGGTCATCACTAGTAGACAACATTGTAATACGATCGTTAAATACTTTTACTTGTGAACTTAGTAAATAAGGTATTATTTTATAATACTTAGTATTATTATAATTTACCTCATTTACAGTAAATCTAAATTCTTTAGATGATGCTTTTGATTCATCACCCATATTTAAATACCATCTACAATAATCACGGCTAAAAGTACAGGTACCATCAGATGGCTGCGGATCGTTATAAATAAGCTTAAGACTCTTATTTTTAGTAACAGTACTATTGAGATTGAAGTTATTTGAAAAATAATATATATTTTTTTGTAATTGGGAACTGAAAGTACTATGTGAAATAATTATTTTATCTGACTCTAAAATATCAGTAGAGTTACTAAATTTAAGAATATTATTGTCCTGCCTATCTTGATATATGAAATAATTTTTTAGATATTCATAACTATGAGTTATTGCAGTATTTGTTGTATATCTTTGTAGACAATTGGAAGGATAGTTATTATTGTAGGCATAATTTGCTTCACAATAACACTTGTTCTCCTTATAATTATATCTTTCATTATTACTACTATTACACATATCATAACATTTGTCTGCATTTAACCAATTATTTAAACTTAGCAATAATGGTGCAACTTGACCGGTAGTTGTCCTTTTATATTTACCATTAGTATCCGTTTGCAGAACATCACCAACTTTCTCTATATTACCTAAGAAACCTTCATTATATGGTAATAAAGAAGAAACAGATGGGTCAAATGCTGCATTTATATCAGTTTCTAAATCTACTAAGGTTGTAACAAGGCCTTCCACTGTTCCCTTCATAGCATCATAAGCATCAATACCCTCCTGATTAGTTGGATTGGTCTTAAGAGTACCATCAGTATTGTACACAGTAACATAAATACATTCATTGGCATCAGTAATTGCAAAATTTTCATGTATTACTTTTTTTATTTCATTTATTTTATTTTGAAATTCTTCAATTAGATTTTCTAATTTATTATGTGTAATATTATGTGTAATATTATGTGTAATATTATGTGTAATATTATATTTATCTATTATATATGTTTTACCAATAATAATTAAAATAAGTAAAATCACTATTAATATAATAATTAAATATTTATTCATTATTTATTATTATTATATTAAATATTTAATTATAATAAATAATGATTAAATATTTAATTATATTAATAGTGATTTTACTTATTTTAATTATTCCGTTTAAAATTTATGTTGATAAACAATCGGGAATAAAAGCAGAAAATAAATTTGAAGAATTTCAAAATAAAATAAATGAAATTAAAAAAGTAATACAAGAAAATTTTACTGTAAATGCCAATGAATGTGTTTATGTTACCGTGTACGATACTGATGGTACTACTCCTAAGACCAATCCAACTAATCAGGAGGGTATTAATGCTTATAATGCTATGAAGCTAACAGTGGATGGCCTTGTTACAACCTTAGTAGATTTAGAAACTGATATAAATGCAGCATTTGACCCATCTGTTTCTTCTTTATTAACACCATATAATGAAGGTTTCTTAGGTAATATAGAGAAAGTTGGTGATGTTCTGCAAACGGATACTAATGGTAAATATAAAAGGACAACTACCGGTCAAATTAAACCATTATTAACAAAACTAAATACTTGGTTAGGAACAAAAAAATGTTCTGATATGTGTAATAGTACTAGTGAAATATATAATTATAAGGATAACAGGTGTTATTGTAATTATGGAGATGGTTATGTTGAAAATAATTACAATAGTACTGGTTCTTTAAACAGTTGCATAAATCCTAGTGGTAGTTTTACTACCTTAATAGAAACTACGGAGACTAGTATTAACAACTTAAATTTAGATAGTACTGCAACACCAACTCCAATTCTTACTGCTGGGACCCCAACTTAATCTATAATTCAATATTTATAATTCATAAAATATATATATATATATATAAATGAAAATATCTTTACATATAGTTGGTATAACTATTTTACTTATAGTTTTTATAGTTTTTATTTTTTTATTTAGTAAAAAATATAAACAAAAAAATCAAGATCAAAAATACATTGATGATAATGTAGAAATGTTTATGCAAGAAATTCAAAAAATCAGTGACATTATTGAAAATTACAGTAATACTTGGGCGGATTTAGCTGGTGGTTCAACTGGTAAGTGTATAACATTTAACAATTATAATGCCTATACAGTTGAAGTTGATTTGCTAAAAAACAGAATTGGTACTCTTTTAACCCAAGTAAATAATACATTCCCAGCTCCCAATTATAATACTCCCAGGGGCGAAATAACAGATTTAATAGGAGTTGACAACACTACTGATCCTACTGCTGCTACTGGTCTATATGCGAAAATAAATACTTTTAAAGGTGTTATAGAAAACATTCCGGCTAGCAAACTTTGTTCTACCAAATGTGACGGAACCGGACAAAAATATGTTATTACTATAGATACTGATGGTAAATATACTGGTAAATGTGTATGTGATAATGGTAAAGGATTTATTTATGCTACTAACACTGATGGTACTAGTTATTGTAAAGATTGGAAGACCCAATTTAGTGACAATGTTAGTGCTCTTTCTAATGATATAAGTTCGATTGGAACTAATGGTGTGCAGAGTAATCCTACTTTAAGTAGTACAGTAATAGCTTCAAGTGATTCTGGGGCCAGAGTTGTAGTTTAGTTCCTAGTACTTCCTCTTAAACTTAAATATTTATTTAAAATATTATAAATAAATATATATGAGTACTACTAAATCGTTGAATATTAATCCTGATTCATATAAGTCAGTAGAAGATTGTGAATTGTATAAAAATCAAATAATTAAATTAAACTCTAGATATAAATACTTTCGTCAACGACATTTTACTGCAGGAGATGAAAATCAATTTAAAGAATTTTCATCATATAAAATATCAGAATTTTGTACTACAAAAGATATAGATCTTAGTAAAAATATATATAAAAAAACAACTATAGATTTATGGATAAAAAACAAAAATCTATCTGCGGAAAGTATACTTGACACTTTTAGGTATATGTTTAATAAATTTAAGAAGGGTATTTATGTTAGAATATTAAAAAATAATTTAGAAGTGTTTTTACCATTTTCTAAAACAAACTTTATAAACGAATGGAGTTCTAAAATAAAAACTAGAACTAGTTTAATTGATTTTATACAACAGATTTACAAAATGGAAAACAGGAAATTTAATCCTAAATTTGTCAACAATAACATTAAACAATGGTATGCTAATAATTGTTTAGTAAGGTATGAATATCCAATACGAGAAGGTGATACAAATGTAGGTATAATTAAAAATATGTTAGAAAAACTATGTAAGTCAAGACAACTACCAGACATAGAATTTTTTATAAACAGACGAGATTTTCCTTTGATTACAAAAAACGGTTCAGAACCTTATAATAACATATGGGATGGTAAAGATATAGTTCTCAAGTCTCATAATTACGAAAAGTATGTACCAATTTTATCCATGTGTAAAAGTGATAGATATTCTGATATTTTAATACCGACACACGAAGATTGGGCCCGAGTACAATCATGTAATTCCATTTTTTTTCCTAGATCTTGTAAAAATTACAATTATAATTTTACAAAAAAATGGAGTAGTAAAAAACCTATAGCTGTGTTTAGAGGTGGTTCAACTGGGTGTGGTGTGACTATTTCAACTAATATGAGACTAAAAGTAGCTTATATGTCTAGTTTAGGATGGATTGATACTGATGGAAATCCCTATTTAGATGCAGGTATAACAAACTGGAATCTTCGTCCTAGAAAAATTGAAGGTAATCCTTATTTAAGTACGATTATGGTTAAAGAACTGTCTTTTGGTTTGGTTGATAAACTTACACCTCTAGAACAATCAATGTATAAGTATGTTATAAATATTGATGGACATGTGTCTGCATTTCGTCTTTCTCTTGAATTATCAATGGGTTCAGTAATATTAAAGGTTGGTTCTGAATGGAACATTTGGTATTCAAATATGCTGAAACCAAATTATCACTACATTCCAATTAAATCAGATTTATCAGACTTGATCGAAAAAATTAAATGGTGTAAATCAAATGATAAAAAATGTAAACAAATAGCAACGAATGCAAAAAAATTCTACAATAAATATTTGAGTGAAACTGCGATTCTAGATTTTCTCCAAAACTTATTTGTCAATATGAAATCTCAAATAGGAAACTACAATTACAATGTAAAATCACCTTTACAAATAATGTTAAACTATGAAAAGAGACATTTAAAATTATTTTACCCAGAGATAAATAGAAAAGTAGAAAATTTAACATCGATACCTGGTTACTCTACAATAAACTCTACAATAAACTCTACAATAAACTCTACAAGAACATATGGGTTTTTCAAAGCAATAGAATGGATGTTTATGAAAATTTTGAACGAATCTAATTTAGAAAATTTTACTGAAAAAGTTAGTGATAAGTTTAACAATACATCTGGTACAATAGTTTCTATTCATAAAATACTTGATTTTTCATTTGTAATTAAAGAATCTAGTAACACTAGAAAATATTTAGAAAACATACATGAAACATATATTGGGTTAAACATTGTTAATAATTTTCTTAAGTATATACCAAACTTTAGTTATACTTTTGGTTTTTTTAATAATAATAATCGATATAGTATAATATCAGAATATATTGATGGCGAAACACTTTATGAATATATGTTATCAGATAGATTTGACATGAAAGATTTTTTGTTTATTTTAATACAAATATCATTGGCATTACAAGTAGCACAAAACCATAGTTGTTTCGTTCATTATGATTTGACACCTTGGAACATTATTCTAAAGAAACTTGATACTAAAGTATCTATTGACTACAAAATTAATTGCGACAAAACTATTAACATAAAAACACATGTTATACCAATTATTTTAGACTATGGAAAATCAAATGGAATGTATAAAAATATAAAACATGGATTTGTTAACATATTTAAAACAAGCAGTATACAAGATATACTGACTTTATTATTTATTAGTATTGATGAAATTATTAATAAACGGGAAATAACGAAACAACAATTAGGTGTAGTTTTTAAATTATCAAATTTTATTACAAAGACTGAATATAAACCACAAACATTTAAAAAAGTATCAGAAATTAAAAAATTTTTCAAAATAAACAGAAAATATAGTGTTTTAATAGAATCAGATAAATATGATTTAGAAGATAAAAATCCATACGATTTTGTTAAATATATAATGTCAATTGATAAAAATAAATATTATAATTTTGAAATCAAACAAGTTAATACTTATAACAATCAAATAAATAAACACAATCCAAAACAAGTCTTTCAATATATGTTTTCTAATAGTTATAGTTTACAAAAACAGTCATACACAAACTTTTTTACACAAATCAATATGTGTAAATTACCAAGTAATGATAATATACTTATAGAAAACTATTTAATTAAAACAATATATGAAAATTTTATATCAGTTAAACAAGATTTTATTGCATTTTTACAAACAAATAATAAATTGAACGATCAATATAGAATTATAAATTCAATAGAAAACATGATTAAAACTAGGTACAATACTATTAATAATACATTAAATAAATTACATGATATAGATATACCACATATCAATAAAATTATACAGAATAATCCAATAAAGTTTAATGAAAACAATTTACTTAATATTAATAAAGTATTAGAAATTAAAGAGTCTGATAATTCAACATTAAAGTACAATGCAACATATCTATTTCAAATATTATGTTTTATTGAAAGTAATTTACTTAATTCGCAATACATAAAAAAGTTAAATAAAATATTTTGTGATATTGACTTATTTAAATTACAACACAACTTAAACAAAGATACATTTGATTTTATAGTAAAATCTATGTATAAACACAATCTTAATTATATTAAAAAATACAAAAAAAATTGTAGGGATTTTGATGATTATAAAAAATTAATAAATTTGGTTTTAAAAACCTAACAATTTAAAATTATAATTAGATTTTAATAAAATTGTTTTATTAAAATCTAATTATAATTTATTAATAATATAATATGAAAAGAAAAACTAATACAGAAGTTAATAAAAAAACACATAAGAAAAGAAAAATAATATTAACATCTAATGAATCATCATCGGAGTCGGAATCAGAAGAAAAACATATAAATAACCAAGATAAAATACATTTTTCAGAAAATGAATCAGAAGACCAAAATAAACAAGATGAAGAATCTAGCGAAGAATCACAAGAAGAATCACAAGAAGAATCACAAGAAGAATCAGATGAAGATTACCAACAGTACGAAAACACAATAGAAAAACAACTCAAAAAACTAAAGTCAAGTAACAAAAAATTATACAATAAATTAACAAAAGTTCAACAAGAAATTGAAAAATCAGAACCAAAAGTAGAAGATTTGTTTAATTCTGAATTACTTTTACAAGATCAAGCATTGCTTTGCCAATATTACGAAATATATAAAACACAAATACCCAATACACATGAATGGTTAGAAACAAGAAATACTTACAATAAACTATTTTCAGAATTTCAAGCCAACTATAAACAATATACACAATACACGAAAAAACAACAGCATAAAATGGAACTTGAGGCAAAGAAATTTTCATCTTATAATACAAAACTTGAACTTAAATATAAAATACTAAACTTAGAAACATCAGATTATAACAAAGAAATTATATACAGACGATACGAAGAACTTGTAAGAATGAAAAGTTATGATGATGAATACGGAAAACTTAAAAAATGGTTGGAATGGGCTATATCCATTCCTCACGATAAAATCAAAAAAATTAAAAACAAAAATATTAGCAAATTTATTAAAGATGCTTCCAAAAAACTTGATAAAGAACTTTATGGAATGCAAAAAATTAAAGAACAAATACTATTATTTTTAAGTGCCAAACTTATGTTTCCGGATATGAAACACACCAACTTAGGATTAGTCGGACAACCAGGAACAGGGAAAACATCTATAGCACGACTCATTGCTAAAATTATGGACTGGGGGTTCGAACAAATATCATTCGGAGGAATAGAAAGAGCAGATTTCTTAAAAGGACACGAATACACATATGTAGGAGCACAACCAGGAGAAATGGTTAAATGTCTCAAAAAAATACAACACAAAAACGGAGTCATATTTATGGATGAACTAGATAAAATAGAACAAAACAACGATATTAAATCTGCCCTATTACACATAACAGACCAAACACAAAACCACGAATTTAGAGACAACTTTTTAAGTGAAATAACTATTGATCTTTCTAATATTTGGTTTATTTCATCTATGAATAAAATACCACAAGACAAAGCACTTGCAGATAGATGGTGGATTATTAATATAGACGGATACACACAAGAAGATAAAATACATATAGTTAAAAATTATATAGTACCTAAAATACTTAAAAATCTCAAAATCAATATAAATTCAATTGTATTTGAAGACACAGAAATAAGTTTTCTAATAAACAAAGTATGTAATTCACAAGACAAAGGTATCAGAACAATAGAAAAGTTTATAAAAGATATTATTAACAAAATTTATTTTATAATAACACATCAAGATAAAAAAGGTTTATTACCATTCAAAGTATCTTTTGATCCAAAATTTAAAATAAATTTACCATTAATTGTTACAAAAGAAATTATCAATATATTAGTTAACAACAATAAAAATACTATCGAAGATATATTTACATCTATGTATATTTAAATTACAAAACTATCATCAAATTCTTTAATATCATAACCAGAACAAGGACATTTAGAACATCCTATAGATAAAGGCCAACCAAGTATTACAGAAGTTTCAGACCAACCATTATTGTACTTTTTAACATTGCATATTTTAGTTTTACTACCAGAGCTACACTGACATGATACAGGTGGTTTTTCAGGTTTATTAGGAACAACAGGAACAACAGGAACAGCAGGAACAACAGGAACAACAGGAACAGCAGGAACAACAGGAACAACAGGAACAGCAGGAACAACAGGAACAACAGGACCACTTGGACCACTTGGACCACTTGGACCACTTGGACCACTTGGACCACTTGGACCACTTGGACCACTTGGACCACTTGGACCACTTGGACCACTTGGACCACTTGGACCACTTGGACCACTTGGGCCACTTGGACCACTTGGGCCACTTGGACCACTTGGACCACTTGGACCACTTGGACCACTTGGACCACTTCTTGGGCCACTTGGGCCACTTCTTGGGCCGCTTGGCATGTTTAACATTTGTTGATTTTTATAATTATCTTTATTAAAAGAAAATGTAATAACTAAACCAATAATTAATATTGCTACTAAAATTAATAATATAACGGGATCTTTCATTTATATTTATAAAATATTATAAATTTATAATATTTTATAAATATAAAAAATTATAAATTAATTAATATTAATTTTATCAACTACACTTAAGATAGTTGTTTGAATTGGTGCTAATTTACTATTATCATAATATACACTATTTATAAATCTCGAATATGTAGATAAATTATAAATTGTTAATTTTGATTTGTCTAAAATATTAACATTATCGAAATAATATGACTTATTATCTCCAAAACGACACATAAAAAATTGTGTTGAGACTATTGCAGTAACTATAATATCACCATTTACAAGATAATATATATTATAAATGGGGTGTTCTGTAGTAGTATTGTTTTTTATATATAAATTATTATTATTATATGTTGGTGTCCACTTATCTTCTTCAATCATATAATTTGGAGTTGCTTTCTTGTCATTAATACTCTGTCTAATCTTATCCTTCATTTTGGTAATATTAACAAAATTTTCAGCATCAGAATTTAATATATTTGTTCCAAAAGTTGTGTCAGCCATATTTATGGAAGCATTGAATATGGAAGCATTGAATACGGTACCATCATCAAAAACAAATATATGAAAATCTTGATTATACCAACCAGCACACTTAGAATAATACTCATGGAAATAAAAAAAAGAATGGCCATCTTCCAAATAATATATAGATGATATTGGAGAAGTTAACCAACAGTTATAGCTAATTCCATAATTGGTTGCAGTAAAGCTTAAGGTTATGCTTTTTGTTACACTTAATGAACTTATATATCGCTTGGGATTATAAAATTTTATTCTGAAATTAGATTCAATAGCAACAGTTACATTTATTCCAGATATAGTTGTTATATTAAATATATCTTTATATTCGGATAAATTATTAAATATATTAACTTTTGGAATTTGAACTGTTGAGCTAATTTTATATGTTTTATTATCACCTATACGGCATGTATACATAATAGTATTATCGATACCATACGAGACTGCTACAATATCACCATCATCAAAATAATGAACATAATAAACATTAAAATCTGGACTACTAGGATTACCATTATCCTTAATTTTTATATATTCAGTTTTAATTAATACTTTATATCTATTTTCATAATAAACTGGGTTTATTGAGATTGAATTAGTTGAACTAATTTTAATTTCGTTACTCCTTATAAAATTATCATAGTTTGTAAAATCAGTAAATGTAATATGATATGGTATATTAGTACCACAATCTATATAAACTGATTTGTTATCTCCTATACGAGACATTTTAATAATATTTGTATCTATTAGACAAACTATAATATCACCATTATCGAGATGATAAACCCAATCAACATTCTTACTACCACCTGATATGTATGGTCCTGTTAATTTTATATATTCAGTTAGGCTATTATGTATATATTTTGATGGTAGTACAATTTCTATTTTTGGAAATGTTGTTGTAGATAATGATGTAGATATTGGTTCATAACGTGTATTACTCTTTTTAATACATTCTAAATTGAAATTTAACATATTTGATATCTGTATAGTATTTGCTGATCCTATTTCATAATACATTAATTTTTTACCATATTTAGTTATGTACCCTTCTAGTTTTGATGATAAACTATTATAACTTGCACTTACTAAATTAAATGTATTGTAATTTTTTAATAAAGCAAATTGTACTTGCGCAGAAGCATTAGTTGTAACTGTTAAATAATAATAATTAGTAAAACTATCTTTAATTAATTCAAACATTCTACCTAAACTATTAGTTATAGTATACAAATTGGTGTTAGGACCAGTTTCTTTAAGAAAATAGTTATATAAATGTTTATTTATTGTATAATCGCCTGGTAGAGTAGTATCCATACATAAACGACTACGACTATCTATATAAAAAAATTCACATGTTGTTGGGTCTCTATTTATATCTCTTAAATTTAATTGTGTAAAACCATTTATAAAACTCTCATTATAAATAATACTAGGTCTTAAATTTAATTCTATATTTTTAATAATATTATTTCTGTAGTAATTTGTTACACAATCTTTTGAAAAAAATTTTGCGGCATTATTAAGATTTTTATCAAATTCTAAATAATTATCTTGAGTTCGAGTTCGTAATATTTTAGCAAAATCAAAGCTATCCGTATTTAAATATTCTTTATTTACTAGACAGAATTTATCCCAATATTTTAATAAAGCAAAAACTACTTCGTGTTGAGTAGTAGAATCAATAATATGTATTCTATTATTATTTGTTGTATTTAAATAAAATTTATAATTATTCACATTATTAGTTATAGTATACAAATTGGTGTTAAGACCAGTTTCTCTTAAATATAAATTTTTGCTATTAGGATTAGTTAATATATTGTTAAAAATAGAAACTGATAAATATTCAACACAAGTTTTGGCAATGTTATCAAATGCTAAATTAGTAATATCACATGATTTTAAACAATCTGTACCATAATATATTGTATTTGGAGTTACTTTACAATCACAAGTACCATCTTGTGAACAAATCTCATTTTCATTACAATCACATTTTTTACAATTATTGCTATCTTTATAATAACCATTATCACATGTATTACAATCATTTCCGGTGTATCCATCCTTACATTTACAAAAACCATTGGTGATATCACATTCACTATTCGAATTACATGTCGTGGAGTCGCAAAATACACTACAATCTGCTCCAAAATAGTTATTATTACAATAACAAATACCATTTGTAGAGTCAAGAATACCATTATTACAATTGTAATTATGTTCACATGTGGTCCCATAATATCCATTTTTACATGTATCACAAACATCTGGTGTAGTACTACACCATCCTGTTGGTTTACCATATTCTTTATGACAAACACAACTAGGATTATCTAATAAAAAACTTTTTTAGAATAACTTTTTTTATAATTAATAAAAGTTTTAATACCAATTAAAATTAAAATAAGACTTATTATAATTAAAATAATAGTTGTTGTTTTATTCATTATAAATTTATAATTTATATATTTATAATAATATAAATTTATAATATATTCATAATATTATGTTTAAATTTATTAAAAATAATAGAAAATTTATAAGTTGGAGTTTTTTATCTAACACAATTGTATCTATAGAAAATGTTTTATCTACACATAATTTTTTAACAACATTAAATTCCAATAGTGAAATTACAAATGATATTAAAACTATTAATTATATGACTAAAGATATTATCGGTCAATTAGGTAGTATTATGTATTTATCAAAAAGTAGTAATTATATTGACAATAATCCTAAAAAATTTATATTAGTATCTAATTTATTACAACAATTTTCTTATGTTTCTTTATCTTTAACACCAATATATCCAGAATTTTTTATACCAATTTCTGGTGTATCTGGTGTGTTAATAAATATTTCGTTTACTTTTTTTGGTGCAATAAATATAAAATGTATAGAAAAAATATCTGATAACAACATTGGAGAAATTTATACAAAACTTACAATATTAAACACTATTAGTTCTACACTAGGATCTTTAATAGGTTTATATCTTAATACTAAAATTAATTCTGTAGAACATAGAATAACTTTATTATACTTATTAGGTATTTCAAGAATTTATACATATAATAAATCTATAGAACACTTTAATTTATAAATTAATTATATAATTGTTTATTAAGGGTTACCTGGGTTACCTGGGTTACCTGTGTTACCAGGGTTACCAGGGTTACCAGGGTTACCAGGGTTACCTGGATTACCTGGATTACCTGGATTACCTGGATTACCTGGATTACCTGGATTACCTGGATTACCTGGATTACCTGGATTACCTGGATTACCTGGATTACCTGGATTACCTGGATTACCTGGATTACCTGGATTACCAGGGTTACCTGGATTACCAGGGTTACCTGGATTACCTGGATTACCTGGATTACCTGGATTACCTGGATTACCTGGATTACCTGGGTTACCTGGTTTTCCTGGTTTTCCTGGTTTTCCTGGTTTTCCTGGTTTTCCTGGTTTTCCTGGAGGTCCTGGAGGCCCTGGAGGTCCTGATGGTCCTGGAGGTGGATAGTAAATATTTCCGTCATAATGTGTTCTAATAAGATATGAATATGGATGATATACATTTGGATAATTAATCCAACTTTTAATTCTACAATTATGTTGACAATCTTGTAAACTATTATAAATACCATTAGTATTATCAACATCACAAGATACAACATTATTTAATGATGAATAATTACAAGTATATTTATTTTTACAATTTGTTTGACAAGATACTAATGAATCATGATTACCATTTTGATCTTCTTTACAAATATATTCTCCTTTATCGTCTAATACACAACTATATTTTGTTTTTGTTTCAGAAACTGGTTTAGCAGATGTTAAAGTCGATAATGATTTCTGGTTTTGGACTTGATTTTGTGTTTGATTTTGTGTTTGATTTTGTGTTTGATTTTGTGTTTGATTTTGTGTTTGATTTTGTGTTTGATTTTGATATATTATTATCCCTAAAAATACTAAAATAATAATACCAATTATAATAATTTCTTTATTTTTCATTTAGTTATAACTATTTTTTTATTTTTTATTTTTTTTATTTATAATAAATACGAATGTTTAGTAAACTTTTATATACTTTATCAATAATATTTTTAGCTTCAATGTGTGTATTATCAAATCAGACTAATAAAGAAGGTTATTTATTACACCCAATGACTGTTAAATTAGAAAAAGAATTTTGTGAAAAAGATAAAAATGGAAATATTGTAAATTGTGTTCAATACCCAAATTATCATGCTTTTAAAAATACTAAATTTAGTTCTTTAGGTTTAGATGCTGCTGTTCAGCACAATAGAAAAAATCGTAATAATTCTATGTTAGATGTTGGTTTAGTTACACATAAAAAAGTGACTGATAGTGATATGCCTTTATCAAACATGAATACATCACAAAATTGTGAAAAATCTGGACAGTGCACTACAAGCAGTTGCAACATATCTTTAGAAAATTTTAGTGATTCTAAAGATAATAATGTTCCTAATGTAAAGATATCTAATGCGGTTAATCATCCACCCGAAGAAGTAAAAGACCAATTAAATGCAATGTATGATGATGCAACTAAAAGAGAAATTATAGTTAGAGATAGACTAATTTATGCAAATGGTAAAACTCGTGGTATGTCTGATGGTGACCCTATTCGTGGTGATTTGGCGATTGTTTATGATAGTCCTGGTATGTATAGACCTCATCAGGCAACAAATCCTTCAAAACAATTAAGACAGGGTGCTATTAACATTCTAACTGATAATGAAAGTAATATGAAATTAAATAAATTAATTCATGAATCTTCTGGTGGAACTATTACTACTATTGGTGGTGTAGATATTTCTCAGGAAGAAAGTATTAATAAAAATTTATCTTTAAGAAGTTTAGATGTAACTAATTATTAAATAGTTTGTTAAGTAATTATGTTAATTTTTTAACATAATTACTAATTAAAAATTAGATATTTATATCTAATTTTTTAAAATATAAATGAGTTTAATTACATCTTCTAAAAAATGTAACAAAGAGTGTAATATTT